CTTGGCCCATATTAAATTACCGTTAGTACCCGCCAGTTTCAGTATGGCTGCTTTGGTTAGGTTAGGTCCGCTAGCACCATCTTGGTATTCAGCGATCACAAACACATCATCACCGTCTGTAGTGATAGCACTGGTTTCGTGCCAACTGTTGACCTGTTCAGTGACTACTCTATATGATTTGGTTGGATAATCTAAGTTGCCGGCGAATGTACCGTCTGGGAATAGTAGGCTAGTGGTGTTTGCTTCACCGTCATAGGTAGCCAACGCGACTGTACCCATTGTAGTCCAATTTTCTCCGTCTGTGCTTTCTTGGAATACCCATCCCTGATAGTAATTAACATAGTCATAATTGCCACTGACAAATACTATCTGATAGTCTGTACCTTCTATGGTTATTCCGCCTATACCATTGACCTCAGGAATAACACTTTCTGTGACTTCAACTGGAAGATTACCAGTTAATACCTTGCTCCATACCAGTCCACCTTCGTCGTCAAGTTTCATCACAGCGATGCTGTCTCTGTCAGTGGTGCTGTAACTGTCAATGGTAAATGTTATCACCATACTGTTATCTTCAAGTGTGACTAGGTCGGCACTTACACTGGTATCAACATCGTGATTGTTCAGTTGCTTTTGCCAGGATAGTTCACCTGTGTCTGAAAATTTAGAAATTATTAACTTGTCGTTGCCCGTATCATAGTTGCTGATGTGTAGGACGATCATATTACCGTCACCGTCATAGGCCACTGCCTGTGGTGATACACCAGAGTTATCACCCTGCTGGGCACGACTAATCAGGGCAAAGTAATCTGTGTTGCCCACAGTGACTTTGACTTCTTTATCGTCTGTGAGACTGGCGGCGCCGCCACCTAACACTGAATCTCCTTCGCTGTCTAGGATATCACCACCTTCTGGTAACGTTAAATTACCTGCTCCGTCAAATACCCACCATTTCTCATTTTCGCCTTGATTGGTACGAATGTTTACTGGTGCTGAATTATCACCATTTGGACCTCCGCCGCCGTAGGTTGTCCAAGCCTTTACACTTAGACCATCGTTGTCTTGACGGATTGTAGAGTTGGTGCCTTCGAGTTCAGCACCATAGTCCCATACAACGCCGCGATTAATTCCACCAGCCTCACCACTAAATGTTACATCACCATCTGATGAAAGAGTGAAAGTTTCTCCTGTGTTGGACAATTGATCGGCAGAACCGCCTAACACTGAATTGCCTGTGCTGTCTAGGATGTCTCCACCTGCGGGTAATTGTAAATTACCGTCGTAGTTGAAAGTCCAATCCTTTTGATTCTCAGTTGTGTAGCCAGTGCTGATGACCACAGGATCACTATCGGACCTAGTTCTAATTTCTAGATCATCATAGGCAGTTATCCTAACGTCATCATCAGAATCGATGGTTATATCGCTGCCTGCGTTTATGTTAATACCGCCTTCTGCGTCAATATTAACATTGCCGGTACTTTCTATATCTATACTCATACCGTTGGCATAAAGAGTATAACTGTCATCATCATAGTCTATTTCAAAACGGCTTTCATTTTGATAAAGGAATGTTATACTGGTAAATTCAAAAGGATCTTCTTCAGGCGTTTGAGTGGTATATAGAATTACATTAGTATCGTCAAAACCATATCCGGCAAATTCGATAAATTCATCCGAATTGTTTTCTATGATATATCCTTTGTTAGCCTTGTTAAAGAAAGTGTCGTTGATAAAACTCTGTACATTAGGTGCTACTGTCAGTGTTATTACACCCGTTCCACCGTCATTGCTCCAACTTGCTGAAGTAAAATCTCCATTGCCAATACTAAAGTTGTTAGAGCTTTGACCGCTGTAAGCAGACATTTGTATCCTACCGTCATTGGGGTCTAAAACGATTTCTGATGCTGTTACACCGTCACCGTTTTTAGCTCTGATAGATGATTCAAAACCTGGGTTAGAATCTAATATGTTGTCAGTGAATGTCCAGTTACCAGTGCTACCACCACCTAACACTGAGTTACCTTCGCTGTCTACGATGTCACCTTCTACAGGCAGTTGTAGATTGCCATCAGTTTTGAATTGCCAATTTCTAATCCAACCTGATTCTCCCGATCGTGTTAGATTAATCTCACTACCGGTTTTACCTATAGAAAATGTTGCGGTGTTGGCCGTAGCAGGATTGGGATCGGAGTTAGTAGTCAATAGACTTACACTGGTATTTGCCTGTATGGTGTAAGTGTTGCCTATGACTTCAACACCAGCATCTGTATAACTTTCTTCGCCCGGAGTCAGTGTCATCTTACCCTGAGCATTGAGACTGTACTGTATGTCGCTGCCGTCGCCGTTGTCTATGTTTAGTTGGAAAGTGTTATTACCTATGGTTGCTGTATTGCCACTGGCAGCGTGAGTAAGTGTATCACCAGCGCCGCCTCCGCCTGATTCGTCAGTGAGATACTCTAAATCTCTCCACAGAGTTTCTCCATCACCAATTTTAATTTTATTGTTAGTGATGTCGTATGCTGGTTCTCCAGAGGCTAACACAGGGTTAGCATCGTACCAATTTTGATATGTATCTCTACGTAATTTAATTTTTGCCATATTATGCTCCGCCTCCGTCGATTTCTAATTCGGCTGTATATACTGTGAAGGCGTTGCCTCCATCTATTTCTAAGTTTTCTCCATCATAGGCTGTGGTTTGAACACTGCCGTCTGGAAATGTAATGCTTCCATCCGTGTTAAAATTCCAAGTGTGTGTATTGTCCGGGCCCGTGCCTGCGGTGATAGAAACTCCGCCATAGTAATTTAGAACAACAATAGAATCATTGCTACCATTCTCCGGCACACTTACTCTAGATGTAGCACCATGTGTTATATCACTATTTTCAATAGCAGTTCCATTTAGATTATAAAATCTATCGCTAGTTGATGAACTAACTACTTCCGCACCATCGACAGTTAGATTGTTTGATGCATTTAAAGTTATAGGAACATTATTGATGTAGATAGTGCCTAGACTGACATATAAACTACGCCAAGGTTTGGCCGGACTACCTAAGTCTCCACCGTTGGCCACACTAGGTAAGAGGTCTCCACCTACAGTCAGGTTGCTGGTCACTGTGGTGGCTTGATCTATAGTTATAGCACTTGAGTCCGTAGTACTCAGTGTGCTACCTGTGAATTCAAATGCTCCAAGATTTAATGGAGCAACATCTAATCCTAGTGCTGTATAAAGTTCAGTAAAGTTGGCATTGATCTTTTGGAACGCTGATCTTAGACTATCGCCTGAGCGATCATTGGGTGAACTGCCTACGTTGATATTTTGTTTTGCCATTTATCGCTCCATTATTTTCTATATCTGAAACCATTTACGATTCTACCAGAATTTCCACTGATAATATTTCTAGCACCTAATTTAAATCTAGTATCAATTTTTCCTTGATATATTACCCTAGCATCGCCTCCTTCTAGACTTTCGTAATCAGTCCAGTTTGAAGTTGTAGCAGTAGTAGATTCTGAACCATAATAAAAATCGCTGGCACTTTGGATTGTTAAAGATCTCAAATAGGTCTTTACATCCCGCCAATCCCAATCTCTGTTATATTCTAAAACTGTGGCGATGAAACCAGCCGCCACAGGGCAAGCGGCACTGGTTCCGCTGAACGCTGTGTCGGTAGCTGTGGTGGGCGCATTAATACCAGCAATGCTAATATGTGCATTTAAATTTATGTGTAGTTCAATTCTATCAGTATCATTTTCGTAAAAATGCCACTCCCACTGCATATTAGGACTACCTAGTATTCCAGATGTGGCATTAGTTGCCTGCACTCTGATTACAAATAATCTGTTTGGCGAAACTCCCTGCGTATCTGTATAAATTCTTTGTATAGAATTATCATTTGAACTGACGCAGATTTTGTTTAACGCAGGATTACTAGCACTAATGCCCGAGTAAACAGTAGAACCACTGCCAAACGTAAGATAGGTATTAGTTCCTACAAAGACCTGTGAATAAGTGCTGCCGTTGTAGAGTATATTCCAAGGAATATTTACGGTAAAATATCCGTCATCTGTGTTACCTGATGTTGGGAGAATGACTGCATTGGTAGTGATATTTAATAAATTCTGCGATATAGGAGTCACCACAGCCGATCCTGACGAAGTTACAATACTATAAGAATCTCCTGGTTCGGGGAATAATGTTCCCCCTGTTAACACAGCACTGGTGCTACAGACACCCGAAAAACCGTTGTCAATCAAAGATCCTGTTCCTTGTCTATATTGCAAGTATGTGTCTACACGGTTCCAAAATGTTGCATATCCTCGATTAGCCGCCAAGGTTCCGTCGGCTGGTGCATAGACATCTATCTGATTGCCTCTATCACTGTAAGACACTTTGGCTTCTTTGCTTGTTTTATAATCATCATCTAATGCTCCGATGTTAATCACAGGATAAATCCTTGTGCCGGAAGAGTCAGTATACATACCTCCCTGTTGAGGAAAACCACGCCGATTAGTAGTACCCGTGACAGTCAATCCAAACTCACTGAATGAGGAGTTAGATAAAGATCCTCCATTTGTAGCAGTGATATAGTTGTTGAAATCGGGATGATCAGAACTTACCTGTTTCTGATTACTGTTTCCTGCTGCTGCTACAAAAATTACACCAGACGCAATCAATTCATCTAGAGCAGTGGTGTAGGAATTAGTTTTCATTTCTGATTTCCATCTACCAGAATCTCCTTGTGTACCCATATGGCTTAACCAAGTTATTCCTGTTTCAGAAGTATATGGTGTGTTTGAAGTGGATCTATGAGTATAATAATAAGTTGCACCTCCCGGATCCTTATTTGATCGGTATCCCCAACTGTTAGACATTATGGTAGGATCTTTGGTACCAAATGCAGGATTGATTGGTTTGGTTTGATGGAAAATCTTTACGATGTCAAAACCTTGCTCAATATCAGTTCCGTAAGTATTATATAAATTGAATGCCCATTTATTGGCATTATAGGCCCATCCCTGACTTCTTCCGTAGGTCAAACCTGCACAGGCTGTACCATGATTACCTACTGTAGATTGTGCTATGTTACTGCCATTGCAGTTACTTCTATTATAACTTGATGTTACAATCACAGTTCCCGCATTCGCAAATTTAGCACTTCTTAGTGAACTGTCTCCCCACCAAGATCTAGCCACTGATTCAACTGGAACTATGGTTCCGTCCCACCTTGTGGTTAATCTTGTAGCAGGATCAGCATCAAACCAATCAGGATCTATATAATAAGGTGCATCCAAAACTAAATCTAATAAATCGCAATAACCATTGCCGGGAAGAACATTTCCTCCCACGTATCCGGTAGGTCTTTCTATAGAAACAGCATTGTTACTGATCAATACAGTATTATTTTGAAACTCAGGATGACCGAACCAAGTGCCGTCATCGCCGACTATTACGTCAACATTTTTTCCAGTTCCATACTGTGTTATATTTGTATTGACGACTAAATTGTCAGCGTAACCATTATCCACCCAAGGGTCTAACTCTTGTTGGCATCTATATAATTGATAACCGGTTCTGTTAGCATCGGCGGCAGTACCATTTAAGGTATTTGATGCTGAAAATTCTCTATAATTTTTTACTGTTGATGAATATCTGTTTATTAATTCCGGTCTCACAGACTGTAATTCTTCTGGCGGTGGTTTATATTCTTTTGGATATCTTTTGTAATCTAGATTTAAAAATTTTATTCTAGGGTCGTGTGCAAGATTCGCTGCTTCTTCTTCTGTAAGAAGATACGTTCCTCTTGTAGGGCTATGTAATTGATCATCTACGCATTCTACAGATCTTTCTGGCACATGTTCACAATCACTGCCACGGTGACAAAGTTCTTGATGTAGATCATCCCAATCTTTTTCTGTTTGAGTACCTAATTGATAATATTTTTTTTCCATATAAGACTTTTAATGCAAATCTACCCAGGTGCTGTTAGCATACCCCTGGAATTTATTTGTAGAACTGTTGTATATTATATCACCATTGGTTGCTGCAAGGGCATCTCTTTCAGCAGTTGAAAAACTGGCCATCTTAAGTGGACTGCTACTAATTTCAACTCTAGTTCCTGCTGTTAGTAAAATTTCATTGTCCGAATAAACTTCCGGAGTTCCTGATCCCTGTGCTGTTATTGTTCCAGTAACAGTAAGGTGATTTACAGTCAATGTTCCAGACACAGTGGCACTATTATTGACTGATAGTTCATTTTCGATAACTACATCAGATTGAAATCTCATTAATGGAGTTACTAAGATTTGAGAACTGTCTGCAGAATCAATTAAGTTAGTGAATAGGTTACCAGTTAAGTTACCAACAAATCCACCTGCAGTTAAAGTATTTGTATCTGTTCTATATGACAAATCCACATCTGCTCTGACTGTCTGTGCAGTGGTTCTATTTTCAACAAAGGTAGGATAATAAACTGTAGTCAGACCGTTGGTGTTGGTAATATCTAAAGTATTAGTTCTTGTTGATGTTGCTGCGTTACCTGAGATGTTTGTCGGTCCGGTTATGGTAATAGCCCCTTCGCCATCCGAAGCAGTAGTCACGCCATTGGCACCAATAAACTTCAATGTCTCACCGTTGTTAATTCTTCGGATAGTAGAATCGTCGCCGGCCACATTTAATTCAAAGTCTTCACCACCACCTCCTCCTCCGCCACTGCCTGCGGGCACTGGTCCCCATGTGATTTCTTTATCTGATGGATTATAATACAAAACTTGCGGACCAGTAACTTCTCTTACAGGATTGACAAAGAAACCAGCAGCCGAAGCATTCTGCGCAGCCCCGCTGGCATTTAAAACAATGCTTCCTGCTGACTGATTACTATAACCTGCCCTATAGCCGATAGCCACAGAATTCGTACCTTGATTGCTAGTGCCTGCTTCAAATCCTATGGCTATACCATTACTGCCTTGTGCAGAATAACCTGCATCTCGTCCTAATGCTATGGCTCCTTGAGCCTGATTGTTTTCTCCAGCATTGCTGCCTATCGCTACCGCTAAATCACCTTGTCCAGTCTTACCTGTTCTATAACCTATGCTAACAGAATAATTTCCTGAATCTGATTCGTCGCCTATGGCTATCTCTGTTTCGGTAGTTCTTAATCTGTTGGTTAAAATGTCTCCAACTATTTGTGAGCCAAGTGCATCTATTAAAAGTGTAGAGTTGTCACTGTAAACATTACCAACTAGATATGAAATGTTCAGTGTCAGAGTATCATTGGTTGAATCTGGTGTTAGAACGACCCCTTCTCCAGGAACAAAAGTAAAGGTATCTGAACCGTTATCCGCTTGAATAACAGTAGCACTGCCGGACACAGCAAAATTTTGGAAGGTGTTTCTAGTATTTTGTATAGTAACAGCTCCAGTTCCGCCTGAGATACTGATACCAGATCCTGCTACGATACTTGTAACTCCTGTATTGCTAATATTCACCGATCCAGTGGCTGCGCTTACATTAATTCCTAGACCAGATGCTGCTATTGTTGTTACCCCGGTATTAGTAATAGTAATTGAATCTGTAAGGTCGTTAGTGGTGATATCGATACCAGTACCGTTAACTAATGTTAAGGTATCCGAAGCAGAATCTGCTCCAACAGTATTTTGTCCGCTAACAGCAAAAAATTTAAATGTATCTTGATTAATGTTCGGACTAGAATTTACTATTTCATAAGTTCCCGGTGATGGATTATTAATAGTGATACCAGATCCGCCGAATGTTGTCACAGCCAGTACGCCGGTGTTAGTGACATTGATACCTGTGCCGCTGACTGCACTTACTACTATTCCTGATCCGGCTGGTCTAGCATCAGGCAATGCTGTTCCGTTTCCGAAACTAACTACACCTGTGTTCGTTATAGACACAGCACCAGTGGCTGTGGTATTGGTGCTAAGACCGCTGCTAGTGGTAATATTAAGGACGCCTGCGTTGGCGATAGTTAATGTGTCAGTGGTGTCATCGGTAGTCAGCGTTATTCCTAGACCCGATGCTATAGTTAGTATATCATTACCGCCTGAGTCTGCTACTATATTACTTTGTCCTGCTACTGCGATCTCTCTAAAATATTCTTGATCTAGAATATTGCCACCTATGGTAGAACCTGCGGGAAGATTTACCGAAGTTCCTGTGGCAGTTACAACAGCGTTACCTAGATATAGACTAGTGCCGCTGAGATAAAGATCTTTCCATCTCTTACTGGAACTGCCTAGATCATAGATTTCTGTATTTCTTGGAATTAGGCTAGTTCCTAGATCAGTAAGGTCAACAACTGCTCCAGGCCCTCCGGCAACTGTAAGATATAGTTCTGTAAAATTATCATTGATGGCCTGGAAGGCTTCTTCTACAGTGCTCCATATGATTGGAGGTGTACCTGGATTTATCGTTTGTTTTGCCATTATGCTCTTCCCACGGCCACTTCAATAGTGCCGATATGATCTGAATCATAGTCTGCTAATGCCTTACCCAGGATAGTTCCAGGCCGGGCATTACCGCTTGAGGAAATACCCACTCCGGGAATTCCTGATGTGATTATTAGATCGCCTTTGTTTATTTTTCCTACCACACGCACAGGAACACGACCCTGAAGTGCTATCAAAACTTTTGTGCCTGGACAAGCCTCGTTCATTATGAAAGCAGCATTTTCTGACACCACACCAGCCACTCTATGATCTCCTCGAACATTGCTTTGTGTAACCTCATTGTCTCCACCAAATACCAGCACAGTGCCTACTGTGTATTCTTGGTCACCTTGATAATATTCTGCTAGGTCAGCGTAAGTGGCCTGCCATTTACTGCCAGTGGTCAAAGTCCACGTACCTGTGACTGTACCTGCGGTAGATGCTGCCCCTGTGGTTATCGACTGTAAAGTAATTGATGAACAGGTTACTGGGGCATTGCTCAAACCATTTTGAGTTCTGAAAGTGTGAGTATCGTTATCGTAAAAAGATTTTTTATCACCAGCTAATGATCCATCGCCTATCAATATACCTACCTGGCTATTAAATCCGTGATATTGTGTATAACCGCCAGTGGCACTTGTAGTGGTGTCTATAGCAATCTTAGTATCTATTAACAGTCTTTCTACACTCACGTTTCTAGCACCAAAGTCTCCATTGCTATCTCTTTTGACCAGTGTGCTGGCTGCATTTGTACTTGATTCGTCTACTACAGTGTAATCAGTGTCCTGGGTGGCGGTAAAACCAGTTCTTCTAAGATATCCTGTGCCGCTATTATATTGAGATTTTTTAATAGCACCACCGTCACTAACCACTGTGGTAAATGAAACTGCTGCGGGATCTGCTGTGGCTAAACTTGAATTACCAACTACGGTTTTAGTAGCGATCTGTTCTAATTTTCCAAAAGTTATACCATTATTTTTAATACTGATCCAACCACCAGTGGCATTGAATTGAGCAGAATCAAAACTAGCCAATCCTTTTTCTGCCTGAGTAATTCCTGTTGCGTTAACTCGAGTACCTGCCGAACCCATGGCTAACTTACTTTGTAGGATTCCTGCAGCAGCATTTATATCTGTGTTAGTGATAGAGCCTGCTACTATCTGAGCATCTACTGTGTTGGCAGTGCTGTCTATGTTAAAAGTGATATCTCCTATCACAGTGGAATTCTGTACAATATTTCCAGCACCTGTAAATGTCAATACATCGGCTGCTTTAACATTGTTAAGATCAGCATCTTGTAAGTTATTAAATGTTAAGCTTTGTAGATTAATCGCATCTTGAGGACTTACTGGATCTCCAACATTTGTGATCCTATTACCATCGAGATCCATATTGCCTTTCATAGACAACTGGCCATCGAGGCTCATAAAGCCTCCAGATATAGCAGGAATTAATGAAGTGTCTGCAACCACAGCACCTGTGTGCGATATTCCTAGTCTCCTATCTAGATAAGTTCTTACCGCATTCTCTGTAGGCACGGTATCAGTGGCATTGTCTGACATTCCAGAATCTGTTGAGAATTCAGAAATAGGTACGCCTCTTTTGAATCCAATACCATCTAAGTTTGACAGAGCTATCGATGCTGCAAAAGTTACAGTACCTGTGCCTTGGTCAACTCTGAAATATGGTCCGACTGAGAAATTACCGAATTGGTCTGTGGTCACATAGAAAACACGACCTACTCCACGTTCCTGCACTTCTTGACCAGGATTGTAAGCGTTTACTGGAGGACCATAAATCTCATTTGGATAGTTAGTGTCAGAATATGATCCTGTGCCTATGTCTAATAGATCATGAGATGTTACGCGAGTAAGACCGATACGTATTGTTAGGGTGCCCGGTTCATCTTTGGGCACAGCAGCCTTTAGAGATGGCAAGGCAGTGAAATAAACAACATTGTCTAGCAACGGTGTGTTTAAAGTTACAAGTGCGTATGGTTGTCCTGTGGTCGATTCGTCTTGATAATTAGAAATCGTGTATTGTTGGCCTTTCCATATTATATAAGAATTTAGTACTCGTTCTTTTTCATCACCGCCCAAAGGAACAACGGCAAAATCGCTGTCTCCAACTCTACCAGTTATGATTCCCACAGTGTGTACACCGCTCTGTGAACCAGAGGTATCTACAGCCACTCCAGCCGGTATTGCTTCTCTAGTTATAGTAAATGTGTTGGGAGACAATACAGTTTTAACAAAATAATGTCCACCATCTGTAATTCCTGTCGGTAAAGATCCTGTGGTTTCAAATTTTATAGGGGTATCAGCAGTAAAACCGTGACTAGCTAATGTGATCACAGCAGGCGAAGCAATGCTAATTGTACATACTGACGAACCGGTCTTGAAAGGCTGGCTAGGCCAAATAGAAAGATCAACGTAGTTATAGTTTTCTCTCAGAGTAGTTCTCGCTAAACCTTCAACAAAATAACTTTGAACGCCACTCTGACTACCCGATGTTGCCACCGCTGTTCCTCGTTTGGTTGTTGAGAAACTAAAGCTATCTGCAGTAAATCCGTCGGCTAAAACATAATAGACTGTGGTAGAATTTACACCAGTCGGCAATGTTCCAGTGGTGCTTAAACTAAATTGATAGTCTGGCTGTAGACCATGTGCTACTCTAGTTATAACAGAAGGTGATGCAATGCTTATGGTACAGGTTTTTGAACCAACAGGATCCAAATATTCTTCAAACTGTAAAATACGATAAACAGTTGGTGATTCTCTCAAAACCATACCGGTTGAAGGTCTCACAGCAACATCAACAACATCTCCTGTAAGAACTGTCTGAGAAGCTTGTCTAACAGTGACAAAGGTATTATCAGGAATGATTGCGGCCAGACCTTCAACTCCTGCTCCTTCAGAACTTTGCAAACTTAGTTTTGCTACTCCCGGCGGTAAGTCTCCACCAATTTCTGAAGTGGCGATAGGATATCTGTAGATAGACCCTAGTCCATGATCTACTTCGAGTTCACCTCTGTCTAAGGGAGCATAGGTATAATTGTCTATGTAAACAATCAAACCATTCACTGCATTAGCATAACTTGGGCTGGGAAAATAAACCTGTGCCCCTTGTGCTAGGTCATAGTAAAGCGATACTGGCGTAGGTACTTCTAAAGGATCTGCACCTTCCGCGACAAGAGCATAATTACCATGAGCACTCGATCCTCCCACTGACCTGATTTGTCCACCGTTTACTGCATAATACGAAATGTGGCAGTAATATGTAAACATAGAAACTGCTTCGATCAAACCGCCATTGGTAGCAATTATTCCGTAACCTAAATCGTTAATCTGTGTGAAGTCGTTGCCCAACATACTTCTATTGCCCGGCATTAAAACTTCATATATATTAGCGTTTTCATCTATGAATACTATAGTAGAATCTTGAATATCTGTTTTTTCATTCAATAAACCTGTTCTAGCATTCTTCAATATAGTTGTGTATGCGTAAGCGTTTAAGTCGGGTAACACTTCTGGATCGGCAGCAGATACTCCGTTGGTTACAATGTCTACTGTTTCTGTGAGCAAAGTATCGATTAAATTTTGAATCGTGACATCGCTGGCCGCGCCTGATACTCTTAGAGTGGCACTATAAGAAACTGCAGGAGGAAGATCTAAAATTACCTGTTTGGCTAGATATTTGGCATAATCTAATGCTGCTGCTGTTTCGGTTACTTGCCCTGCAGGAATTTGCAAAGTGATAGCATCGCCTACACCATTATAATACCTAATACCTGCATCTCTCGTTTGGCTATTACCACCATAGATAACATCATAAATCAATGCTTCCATGATATACTTGACATCTCTAGAACATTTGTTGCTGTCGTAGGTAAATGCAGGAGTAAACGGTGCTATACTACCTGCTATCTGCGCGGCTATCCAGCCCACTGTTTCGTCGGCTATGTAATTAATATTTGCCTGTAAAAGATTTTTTGCATTTATCTTATTTGATGCCAATCCAGGAGGGTTGGTAAATGATAAACTAGGTGCGAAAGTAACACCATTCCTTACAATATTATCCAATGTCAATTGACTGCTTTCTGCTACAGATTGTGCAGATGGATATAATTCTAGTGCAAGAATAGCCAGATCATGAGCATATGAAATAGCCCTAGCAGTTAAATCTAACTGTGTGTCGATAACCACACTGGCATTGGCTTGTCTATAAGTAAGACCGGCTTTTCTAGCGTTATAGTTTGTACCTAAAACTATATCGTAGCCTAGACCGTCTATGATCAAACCAACGTCTCTGTAACAGATATCATCGTTGTATTCAAATCGTGGATCAGTCCAAGGAGTAGCTTCATCTAGAACAAATGACGCGGTAGACCCTGCTGTATTAAATGTAAAATCTCTAACGTAGTTTATTCTATAAACAGTATCCGATACGATAAATGAGGCAGGCAGTTGTGGAAATCTATTCAGTCCGCCTACATATAGAAAACTGTTATCTTCAACAGTTCCTGTGCCCGCAGCCACAACTCCATTATAAGTGAAGACCGTACCTATGTTATTATCACTAGATCCTAACGCTGTAAAAACTGTTGTACCTACGGTTTTTATAGTATAACTTCTTCCACTGATCATAGCAGAAACATTTAATTCTCTTCTTCCTAATAATTCAAATTTAATATTTCCTGCAAAACCATCTACATATTGTCCACCAGCAAATGTTTGTCTGCCGGTACTCTTTGAAAATGATGCGCATTCTTGTGCGTATGGTGATTTGGCAAGAATCTGACCTTCGGGGTCAAGCACCATAAAGAATCCGCCATGTCCTTGGCAAGTGATAGCTTGGAATCTTACAGCATCGTTGCACAAGAACACATCCATTTGGTCATTATTTTTAGGAGTATTAACGCTGCCTAGACCAGGACCAGATTCATCTATTATATCAAGTATAACGTTGGTTAATGCTCCAACAACACCTCCATTATTATATGCAGATCCTCCGCTGATATAGGCAGTAAAATCAGTGCCGTCGACTGGATCAGTTAATAAAGAGTCGTTAAACAAAGAGAATGCAGTTGGGGATACAACTGAAACATAATAATCGTTACCATTTATTTCTGTAGTTCCTGTTATATCATCGATGATAACAGTGTCACCGTTAACCAACCCATGTGGTGTAGATGTAGTTATTACTACAGGGTCGGTTAAAGTTACTGCAGAAATGTTAAATGATGTGCCACCAGATCCCGTTTCTGCTATATAAGCACCGTCGATAATCTGTGGAAATATTTCTTGATACAACTCTGTGAATTCAACATTTCTAATTACCGCTTGAGCAAGGACACCTAATCTTCTAATTGCAGCCTTGGTTTCGTCTAATTGTACGCCAATAGCCACAGATGGATCTCCGTATTCTGTGGCCTGTCCATAGTATTTTAATGCAGCAGAAACTGTTCTATTAGAGCCTCCATATTTCAAATCAAATACCATGGCATCAATTATAAGACCTACATCTCTTTCACAAATGGTTCTATCATAATCAAAGGCCCCTACAAACGGAGAAATATTATTGTCTATCTGATATTCAATCCAGCCAATAACTTCTTTTTGTATAAATGATCGGTTCAGTTCTAATAAGATCGCTGCAGATCTATAAAAACCTTTGTTATTAACTAATGGATAGACTGGATCGGCTGAGTCTGTTAGATAATGCCATCCAAACAACCTATCTGTTAGTGTTATTTGATCGTTGTCCACCTCACCGATAGTTAAATCTCGTCTAAAATTTAGGAAGGCCCATGGACTAGAACTGATACCTGGTTTTGGTCTGATGATACATCTTCTAAATTCATCACCGACGATAGATGTGTTTTGTGGAACTCTTAGAGGTAAGTTCTCTTCGTATACACCACTTTCAACTAATATGGTGATCTGAGTCTGTTTAGATACATCACCGTACGAGATAACTTCGCCAGTTTGAAAAGATCCGTATTTAATATCTACATCAAATATTTCTCTACCTGAACTATCCAATTCCCCACTATGTGCTAGTATTTGTGCCAATGCCCCGGACGTTTCACCTCGTAAATATAAACCTTCTCTTAAATCGCGGCTTCTTATTGCTTCGGGCGTTGAGGTTAATACGTCGCCTGTAAAGTCTGTTCTTTGTCCCCCAGTTTCTATCAAAAATCTTGGAAGACTGACCTGACACACAGGTAAAGATGTAAATCCTGTTCCTTGATCAGTGATAGTAACACTTACTACTGAACCTCCAACAACATCTGCAGTGCCAAATGCACCACTACCACCGCCACCTGTAATACGAACAGATACCAGTCCATAATTGCTACCTCCGGCAAGTACTTGTACATTGTTTACTTTATATGTGACATCAAATTGCACACGTTCTGCCTCGGTCAAATGAGGAATAGCACTATCACTTGTGGTGTCAACACTAGAAGACCCCGGAAGAGTAGTATAAACTCCCGAACTTAATTGTCTCACTGTTACTACTGCACCCGGAGTAGTAGTTGTTGTTAAAATTTCATATCTGGCAGGCTCAATAAATGTACCGCCGGCTACTGTAAGAATTTCTCCTGGATAATAGTTTACTCCAGGAGAAACTATGGTTATAGAATCTACACTCATTAAAACCTGACCACTGAATCCGGCGCCGGAACTAGGAGCATCGGTTATATCATCAAGAGTACACTGGTTTTGACCGTTATTGTAAGTCAAAACTTTCTTATAAGGTCCAATCTCTAATCTAGATTCGAGCATAATTTCTTCTGCTCTCTTACAGGCTGCCTCTAAACTCCTATAGGCATAGGCCAATGCACGACCTTGATATTCTTTTGATATTCCCGGTCTTTCGTCAATACCGCTAGTGGCTACATATAAATTAACAACGCTACCAAAAGCAGAATTATCTACATATCTTTTGGTAGCAGCGATGAGACCATCATAAACCTCGTCATCATCTGGCACAGGATCTCTTGAAAGAATTAGAGGGCCAGTCATATATCCAAAACTTGGATCGTTTAGGCCAGTTGCTGGATCTACTGCATTAGTTCCTCTTTTGCTTAATTTGGTATCTACATAGCCTTTGTTAGATGCTAATCTGTCCGGATTATCAGCATCATTTACTTCTGTATAGGCAGCATTTAATTCTGATACTGCAAATTGCAGTTCGTTTGGAATACTTAGATCGGGCAAACCACCTATAGCGTGTCTTATACTACCGCTAAACACATTTAAAGGGCCGCCTAATTGAGGACTTGGATCTCCCACAACCTGAGAAAACTCAGAGCTAATAGATATTTCATTAGCATTTGTAGTAAAATCTAATGCAATACCAGTTCCTGCAACTAATCTCTTGAACTGCAATCCCGATTCTGTATTGTTGATAGTAATTAATGGTGTGTTCCCCGAGACAGGATCATTCTGTCCTACAAAGGAATTAGGTGTGTCATCTAAACCTAAAAATGTTAGCCTTTCGCCGAGACCCAAAGAACTGTAAAGTTCTCTGAAGTTGTCGTTGACTTTGCGGAACGAATCTCTTATACTGTCGCCGGTTCCATCGTTACCGACAACACCTATATCTATGATTTTTCTTGCCATAATAGACCCTGGTGAATAGTTTCAACTAGTATTTACCAATAAATTTTATAAGCCGAATGTAAATACTTTATGTTCTTAAAGAAAAAAACAGTTAAGAATCAATACACTAGGATCAGTAAACTAGGCACTGTTCATGATTACTTTAGGAAAAAAATCGTGGCGATGTTTCGATGCGACAACTGTGATGAAATTTTTGAAAGAGATTTAAAACAGATCGATCACAGACGTCTAAGCAACAACTATTTTCATTGTTGTTCGAACTGTGATGCCAAAAGATTCGCCCAACGCAAAGGTGCTGAACGTAAAACAATATGGGATATGCCAGCCAGCTTAGATTGGCCTGTAGGAAAACACTAAATCCTGAAACTCTCTCCGCAACCGCAACGATCTCGTTCATTGGGATTAATGAAATCAAAACCTTCGTTTAGTCCTTTTTTCACCCAATCCATAGTCATACCGTAAAGATAAGGTCTGTGTTTAGGATCCATATAAACTCGTAAACCGTTTATTTCATGATGTTCTATACAGTGTTCGACTCCCTGCTCTGTGTCTACGTATTCTAATGTATAGGCCATTCCCGAACAACCTGTGGTTTTAACTCCTATCTTTATTCCTAAACCTTTGCCTCTTTTCTTAATTGCTTCCTTTACTTTGCAGGTTGCTAGATCAGTTAGAAAGATCATGTTTATTTTTATAATCAGTTATAGCTGCTTTTATAGCATCTTCTGCAAGAATTGAACAGTGAATCTTTACTGGCGGAAGTGCTAATTCTTCTGCGATTTCTGTGTTCCGGATGGTGGCGGCTTCGTCAAGGGTACGACCTTTAACCCATTCTGTGACGAGACTGGAGCTTGCGATCGCCGAACCGCAGCCATAAGTTTTAAATTTAGCGTCTGTAATAATACCTGTAGCATCATCTACCTTTATCTGTAGTTTCATAACATCCCCGCAGGCAGGCGCACCGACCATGCCGGTGCCTACCTCGGGATCATCCTTAGAGAAACTACCTACATTACGAGGGTTTTCGTAGTGATCGATCACTTTCTCTGAGTATGCCATACCGTCTCCTTATTTTTTAATCATTCCTAGAACTTTGGCTTTGATTACCTTGGCCCAAGATGGCTCAGGGAAATGCCAACCAATGAATGCACCGACTAATAATAGTACGATTGTATCTAACATTTTACGCTCCTTGTAGTCTAATATCAACAACTTCCCAGTTGATGATACGCCAAATATTGTTAAGGTATTTGGCTTTGTCCTGTTGATAATCAAGGGCCCAAGCATGTTCCCACCAATCTATCAACAGTGCAATCTTCATATTCTTTTTATATTCGTGATTGCGTATAGTCTGGATCTCTCCAGCAGTATCCATATATAGCCAACCGCTGCCCTGTATTGACATAGCAGTTTTTTCTATCTCTGATTTGAACTTGTCAAAATTGCCCCATTTTTCATTGATAACAGTCTTACTGATCCCCTCTGGTTTATTAGCGGCCTTAGGCGGGGTTAAATTTGCGAAGAATAGGTTATGTAATACAGCACCGCCGTAATTGAAATCTGGATCACCTTCGCCCTTGTTATAGCGTTCTGAATATTTAGAAGCCAGACCGTCATAGTGATATTTTATGGTGGCTTCGCTCATAACAGGTTCCAGTTCATCTTTAGAGAATTTCAGTTTTTCCTGATATAATTCTCTTTTATCTGTGTTTTCAGTTAAACTTTTAATAAAATGTAGCATATCAATATTTACCCTGCTAAATAAACCACAAGGAGATTTAACCATGGAAATCGTACTTTTAGCAATCGCCGCAGTGGTTATTGGCGCTTTCATTTATTACAATCGCAGCTCTAAAAGCTTTGATGTAAACAATGATGGTAAAGTAGATGCTGCCGATGCAAAGGCTGCTGTCCAAAATGTCGTAGAGGGAGTTAAAGCAACTGCCGACGTTAACAAGGACGGCAAGGTTGATGCTGCTGACGTTAAGGTAGTTAAAGAAAAAGCCAAGACTGGTGCTAAAAAAGCCGCAGTCAAAGCTAAAGAAACTGCTAAGAAAGCCGTTGGTCGTAAACCAAAATCTAAGTAATCTGCTTAGCCTGTTCGTAGAGTGCGAACGATGCTAGATTTTTAGCCTTGCTCTCGCACATAATATCGAACTGTTCCCTAAAACTCAGTGCCCATTCATTTGCTGCTGTGTTCCAGTAGAAATTTGAATGTGCTCTGAGTTTTGCTTTTTTGTGTCCGTTCTCCATTAACGCATTAAGGGAGGGAATGGTGTCGGTGGGATGATCAATAAGATGCTCTTCCCGTGAAACACTATAATGTATAACAGGCCGCACACCGCGCCAGCTATCAATAATCCTTTTAACACGGTCGTCATTCGCTTCAATATATTCTCCTGTGTGTATCCAATGATGGTGTATGTCTAACACCAAAGCACAGTGATCTACTAGTTCTAAACTGGAATCGATTCCCCAAGTAATCTCATCGTTCTCGATGGTCAGTGTGTTACGTGCTTCTGGAGTCATCCTTGCTAATGCAGCAACGATACCTGTCGGTCCTTGTCTGCCCGAGATATGAACATTGATCTTAAAGTCTTGGAATGTCTTGCCAAATCCCATCCAGCGAGCCATGTCCACATGATACTCAAATTCCTCTATGCTTCGATCTACAATATCATTGTTATCAGATGCCAACACGCAAAACTGGCCAGGATGGAAAGACAACCGAACGCCACGCGAGCGAGCCACATCTCCGATTTGCTGAAATCTTCTTTCACAAGTTGCTCGCACATCGGGAAGCCGCCAAAACCAGCCCCAAGTTGGCTCAGTGTATACAGGTAGTATATCACTGCTGAGTCGTACCATTCTAAGATCTTCATCTAATCCTCCAACACGCTCTACTAGTAGTCTGGTAGATTCTGTGTTCTGTTCCATCAATGACCATAGTTTTTCTACAGCCACATCTTTAGTCTGTCTATTTAACCAAGCCACAGTGGTAGAACCTGTGTTATACTTTTTACAGTCGTCCTTAGGTTTGATACCATCTATTTGACGAGGTTCGTCTATCCATTTACAAGCAAAACCAATTCGTTTAGTCATACTTTATTATAGCACAGTTAACGCCAGTTGTCAAGCACATAAGGATCCTGTACATCATGAGGATTTGGATCGCCATGGAATACACATACCGAACAGTCTCTAGGAATATTAACTTCTTTCACAGTTTTAAAATGTCTACGTGCTCCGCTGTATGCGATTTCGCTACGGTCCCGGATTTCCCATTTATAACTCATTATCCATCTTTCCGGCCAAAATGTTATTCTAGATTTAGCTGTTTGCCAGATCCAATCTTGGTCCCCATGCATCCGCTGAGCCTTTTTTGGATCTGTCTGGAAAACTGTAAAAATATCTGTATGTAATCCAGCCGGCCAACTAAGCACTGAACTATTCAACATGTTCCAGTCTGAATTGAACTTTCTATTGAAATCCCTAATGCCCATGAATTTATTTTGGTGTCCGATGGCTAATTTGTTAATATTATCATGTATGATAACATCTAGATCAAAATACAAAATCCTACCTTTAAGACCTAGACTTGGATCAAACATATGCACTTTGTGCCACCAGCCTCTAACATATCCTTGGTTGGGACGAATTATAGATTTAACTCCATCTATGGGATGTTGATCATCCGTTAGACAGTAAAACTCATACGGTACAGTAAGGTGCCTTGATACCATATTACGCAATTTTTCTACATAATCAGCCCCATATTTGTTGCCAAATCTAACACACAGCACATTGACGAAATCTGTCGCATTCACTGTAACAGTTTCTGATTCAGGATAAACAAAATTAGGTGGCAATTCTCCGGTGGCTTTGAAATGTTTCCACTCGGATTTGCTCAATAATTCTCTAAGAACTTGTCTATCAAAATTCATTACGAATCAAATTAACTAAACAGATCCTCATTCCATTCGCGATGTCCTTCGCGGAATGCCATATTACTCTGCGTTTCTCGGACTTCCACTCTGTAGCACCAGAGTCTAGCAGCCTCACCCGGACCCCACATATCGGGAATATAAACACCGTTGACATACTTGTATAACATATCTGCCAATCCTTCGCAGCCTAGTCTTGGTAATATGGTTAATTTAGCCATCTTTTTTTCTTGCAGTAACTTGAATGTATTAATCTCAGGATCATCTTGTGCTACCAGCAGAGTGTGATCAAATTGATCTTCAAGTATTTTTTTCAGTTCTTTTAAACCGCCATAGTCAGCAGCCCAATTTCGAACATCTAAGTCGTTAGTTCCAAAGTAAAATTTCATTGAAAATGAATATCCATGTATCAGATTACAATGACTATCTGCTCGCCATTGTCTATATGCACAAGGGAACGAATCATGATATTCTTTTGTACTTACATATCTGTAAGTAATAGGTTGATTTGCCATCTCTTCTCTCCTTTATAAAAGTAGCAAGTTTGATGACATGCAGAATATTTAAAGTGGGATGAACGTCTTAGTCCACTGTTGAAGTATTATAAGATATATTTAACTTAGAATCAACACCAATAGGTACTAAATGAACATTATTTTTTTTCCAATCTTCCGGCATATTCCAACTTTGAAAATTGTAAATTAAAAAATCAATATCTGGAAAATATTCAAAAACCTTACCTATCTGATATATCCAATAAGAAGGATCTACAGGACTGGCATTAGATCTAGAATAGTTGGGACTGTCTTTATACACATTATTAACATATTTTTCTTTGGCATATAGATCAAATCCTATCATTGAAATCTGTCTGTGTTCTAAAACTGCGGCCAAAAGTAGTGCATAGCAACCGCTGCCCCAATGCACTGGCTGATCATGTCTTTTATCTCCTTTGTAGGGTAATTCTGGAACTATATTGATATTTTTATGCTTTTGTACTTTACGAAAGTAATGATACCAGTCGTTTCTCACGTAGACAGAAGTTTGTTTGATGTTTGGATTTTCTAATGCCTCACGTGCCATACGCTGATCACAGCATATGAGATGATCAACTATGAGATCTCTGTGTATGGCATTACAGCCTATTAGAGTATGATCTTTGAAATCGGCGATGTCGATATTGCGTCGGCTTTCGCCGTTCCCTATCACTAGGGCCTGCATATTAACCTCTTTCTTTAATGTCGCCGAATGGATACCAAGCGCCCGGGCTACCAGCTCTCAGGCATACCCAACCTATACCGATGCCTACTCTAGGAGCGGAATTCCAAACTATGTCTCCGACAGCATGAGTGCCTTCTTTAGGAGGTTCTGATCCATATGTTTGCAAATGGTTAGCAAAACGCACTGAACCAGCAACATGAAGATCAACTGTGGGATCCGGATTTTTAACACCTACGCTTAGTTTTCCATTGATGGAAACCTGTATAGGATTCCTATTAAAATTACCTAAAAGTATATTGCCATTGGCAGCAATACTAATTCTTGCAGTATTATCTGTAACAATATCAAAGTCTGTAGAAGCATAAGTGCCCACCATTCCGTGGAAGTCGTCGTTCGTGCCTAACATAACTTCAATAGCATTTTCTGCTACAGAAAAGGCTGCATTAGGCGCTTCTGTACCAATACCTAATCTATCAGTGGCAGCATTATAGATCAAGTATTGATTGATACTTACTGATCCGTCAACTATTAATCCTTTTAATCTACCTACCTGCTGTAGATTACTTTTAACAATATTAGGCCCAAGTTCTTTTTCATCTAGAACTTTGACGCCTCCTATACTGTAAGATTTATTTCTATCTAGATCTAATGATTCTGACGAGAATATTCTATCGGGAGAACCGTTGAATACCAATTGTCTAGTATAACCTTCCCCGGTCCATATTACACCTTTACCCCAATTATTTTCGCCTTTTTTGGCGCGAAATTCTAAGAATTGTGTAACTTCTTGGGCTACAGGCTGATGTGCTGCTTCGGCGAGATCTTTGATTATTTTATTAAGATCTGCTAGAGTTTGATCGAGATTGGTATTGTTCATACCAGTATTTATCAAACTCTAGCACAATCTTTACAGCGTTTTTAGCAGAATAGTATCTTCGTTGATACGACCGTTAAGTTTGATGTCAACGGCTTTGATATCTTCTAAGAATTTTCTTAGGGCCACTTTTCCTGAATTTTTAAATTCTTTAAGTTGATCTTCGGGTTTTCTCAGTGTTTTTTGCACTGATTTAAACTCGTCAAATCCAGTGATACTGGTACCTTTCACTCCTAGATCTGAGAACTCACCTGCCACGTATTTTCCTAGTTTACGAGTTTTGGTGTTAAAAATCCAAAGTTCTTTGCAGCCAACAATATCCACAGGGTTAATAGAAACCAGTTTTAGTCCTGCATCCTGTTTAAGGTATTTGAGCTTTTCTACGATTTTTTCTACTGGTTTTGATTTTTTAGCACGTGGCTTACGATTGACCTTGGCCTCCTGCATAAGCATATCGCAGGCTGAAAGGATCTCGCTGTAAAAAGTAACGATCTTTTTAATCTGCGCCTTGCTAAGATGACTGTATGCTTCTTTAAGTTGATCGCAACTACCCTGTTGTAATTCCATATATTCGTCATACTGCGGTTGATAGTAATCTCGAATAATACGAGCGTGAGCCGCCTTGGCTTGTTTTCCTTTTAGGAGATTGAGCATTTTAAATGCCTTAGGATCAAATGCTTCAGGATCGGCACTGAACGACTCAATAGCATCTTCAATCTCCTCAGTCATAGTAAAGGTGGCTTCTTTAACTCTGTCCTGAATTGACATTACAGGAACCGATGGCTGTTCACCAGATTTTTCTTCTAATTCGTAATCATCTATGCCTTCGCTGATAACTTGATTAATAGCATCTTCTAACCATTTTGCAGAATCTCTTCCGTTATTAAAACCTTGATGTATTTCAGGCATACCGCGAAGCATACAAGCAGCCAATCCTCCCATAGTTCCAGAACAGCGATTATCTTTGGTCTTTTTAAAAGCCAAAATAGAATCGGGATTCCATCCTTGTGTTTTCATCCATTCGATGACCTTAGGCTTAAGATCTTTAGCAGAATACTCTAGCCTATAATATTCCATAGCGGTTCTAAAATGGGCTGTGAATTTTTCTCCACTCCATTCCTCTGAACCGTCCCACCGAGGACTCATATCTCTATTAGATTTGGCGCGATGATCTGCTACGTGCTTTTTAGTAATACGAGTTTTAGTAGCCAATTTGGGCATAGATATCACTCCTAATGTTGTTTAATATATATTATAACATCATTCTAGTCAGCAGTCAACCGTTCGATTTCTTCGTAGTCGCCGTCCCCGGTTTCTCTGCAGATCCAAACTTGATCTGCACCTTCATTAATAGTTTTTTTGGCTAGTGCCAATGCTTCTTTTTTACTCTTGGTAGTTTCAACCAATTCTTCGTGTCCGTCAAATTCGGACCAGACCTCATATAGTTCCCAGGTCATTTTAGAAAATATTCTCCTTTAAGTTAAAATTTTTCCCAATCTCCACCGGGCGCCACTGCCCAGCCAAGACGCTGGAGATCATTCCGGATCTCGTCGGTTATGCGGCCTTCCGGCACATAATTTTTCCGTTTTAAATCGTATGCTTCATTATATACATCGGGTTCATCGCCACCTGCTATTCCAGAACAATACCAATCTATATAGTCACCTTCTTGCTGCATATCTGCGATTATGCCTCCAGCATATCTCCAAGAGCAACCCCATTCCTCACCCTTGAGTACAGGAATGACTTCCAATTTAATAAACCCATTATTGCACATAGCCGCATACAAATTTTGGGCATAGGATTCGCTGGCTCGAACTTTCTCCAAAATCCAATCAGTGGTTAGGAGATCGTACTCCATATTGTTAATACGGCTTTGTGGATCGTCGAACTTGTGATTGTGTTCTTCTAGAACTTTTTCAAACCAATCTAAATAATCTTCGTTGACTGATTCGCCCTTTTCTGCCTGGCGCCGGACATAACCTTCTTTTTGGAAGGTATGTCGTTCAGAGCTTTTTGAAATCTTTGACATCTTGAATTGCGGATTTTAGAGTCTCGGCGTAGTTCAATGCTTCTTGTTCATTCATTAAAATTACAGTTTCTGTCTGTAAATGGCCTTTTGTCAATATTTGCCAAATTTGTTTGAATCGATTAATAGACCAAAAAGGAGATTTAACAGTTGTGTAGATGGTAACATTTATACCTATTTCTTCGGCTTCAACCCAAACCTTGTGTTCGTGATCGGGATCGCCACAATCGCAGACAACTTTGTAAGATTTAGCAGTGCCCCAATCGCCGGTTTTCATAATGCCTTCTGCTGGTGTCTGTGGTTTCATTGTAGATTTGGTCCTGTGAAGGTCATTATATTGTCTTTGTTGTTATAGATACTATCAACAATTTTTTGATAATCTTCTTCAGTCATAACAGTTCTGTAAAAAGTTAAACCTTGTACGATCATTATGGCTGCTATTTCTATAGGGTCATACTCTTCTAGCATTACTTGATTGAATGCCATATATTTGTTATATAGTTCTTCTTCTTTGTTTTCTAGCATCTTGCTCTCTCTTATGTTTGTATTCCCTTTTTAACCACCATTTAAATTTTTGGAAATATTCTTCATGCGTGTACTTAGGTAATCTTGCTTCAACGTGCTCTTCACAGTTATCATACCATAATTCTCTAACCCAAGTTCTAAACGCAGATGTTTTCATGCTAGGTCCATAGGCTTTCACGTATTTTGATAAGACGGATCATCATTGTTTCGTCTTCTTTGTTATACTCTGCTTCGATTTTTTGAAGAAGTTTGTGTGCTTTCTCACCTTGCTTTTTAAGTTCTTTGTTCTTAGGATCTCTCAAACTAGCCCAAAGACTGCCGCCGTGTTCTTCTCGGCAGGCCTCGCAATACGCACTCCAACCGCTGGCATCCATAGGCTCTGGACGATTAGGATAGACTTCCTTCCACCAAGTGTAAAGTTCTAATATTTCTTTAGCGGCTTTGGCTTGATATGTGGGTTCTTCCTGTTCGCCTTCTTCGATGAATTCTTTGTTGGTCAAAGTCATCGCCCACTTGAGGTAGTCGATGCCGGCTTCAGGACAGCGCCAGGTGCGAAAACGGAAAAATGTTCTGCTGAAGGGTGTACGATACTTTTTACGTGCTTTGTCGTCCCACATTACATGGTGCCATGCTTGTTCGACCTCAACAAAATCCACAAGTTCATTAAAGAGACATGGCAGAAAGCGATTACCCACATCACACCATACACCAGGTTTAATATCACGACTGTGAGCAGTAAGACTATGAGTACGAGTAACCCAACGATTGTTGATATAATAGCGTACATCATTTATTTTCTCCGGAATGAAACACCAGATGTCTTGTAACTTATCTAATCCTTCTTCGGCCAGCCACCAGCGAATAGGATATGCTTTTTTAGCACGAGTTTCCCACTCCGCCCATTCTTCGCTAGTGCCGCACTTCAGCTTAGTGGTGCCGCGAATCCAATCGGCGAATTTTGAACAGGTCCAATAATTTCTCATATAATATTCTTTCTGTTGAACACTTTAATTATACTAGATTTCTAAAAACCTGTCAAGATCCATTAATTTTGGGTCAATGTTTGACCCATTGGAAAAATAGCGGCAATGGCTTGGGCACAGGCCAGTGCTACTAATTGATGTTCTTTTTGTGTACCGTTACCCGAACGTAGTTCGATAAAGTGTATCCAAGAACGAAGTGTGCCGTTCATGTAAAGTTTGCTTTCGATCAACCCTTCGGGCAACACAGCACGAGCTTGTTCTTTGGCTATGCCTTTAGCGATAGCCCATTCGTAGGCACTGCGAGCGTAGTCGATGACCTGCTGTTGTTGTCGTTCCCAATCTCTCTGTAGGCGTTCATCATCCGTTTCGACGCTGTTCTGTCTGTTCTTTGGGTCTTGAAGTCGTGCTTCTCGCAATACGAACGAGAGATCTTTAGTAGGGTCAGCATATCGCTGACTGAACTCTTGGAAACTAAAACTTCTGTGTCTGAGGATCTGTCTTGCGATGTCTCTTGTGGTTGTGATTTCAACACAGGCTGAAACCATTTCAAGGGGGCTCCAATGTGCGTGTTTAACAAGATATCGAATAAGCTTCTCTGATGTCTCTGTATTAAATTGGTTGGATGGATTGCTGACACGGGCGCAATACGCGATGAGTTCCTGCGCATCTGAGATGCCAAGATCAGCGAATTCCATTGTGGGTTGGGAATAGGATACCAAACGTACATTCATCAATTTTCCTCTTTATCCGGTTCATCGAAGCAAAGTTTTTCCATTGTCTTATAGTGTTCGTAGGCTTTTTTCAATGCTTCAAACTTTTCTAATTTAGCAGGATCCGGCACTAGAATAGCCAATCTCTGCTCCATCTTTGTTATAAATTCTTTAAGACTAGTGTTGCCAATCTTGAGATCTCCGCCTTCTTTTATATTCACCCCATCCGAATCTATGTTAACTATTGGATCTGAAAATGTAGAGTTAAAAGTATAGGTAGGGGTATTTGTATAAGATATACCGGTCGAATTAGTAGTATACGTGCTTGGGAATGATATAACTGAAGAACTGGTTAATGATCCTGTATCATACATTGAACTATTTAAAGTAATAGTATCTAAACCGCTTATACTGATAGTTTCTATAGCTGGCTGAGCAGCACCGTAATCTCCTAGATCAATAACAACATCGTCGTATGTTTCTATATCTTTTTTATTCATAGTCTATCCTTTATTTCAAACCTATTATCATGAATCTATTGAAACCCCAGTTGGGATATTCAAAGTGCTTAGATCCGGAATATAAAATTTTTGTAAGAGGAAAATCCTCTAAGAATTTTTCAAGAGATTCATGATTGTTGCAGTGATCTTCATGGTTCATATCATTGCTCTGCAGTACTACCAAGCAACCTACGGGTATATTATCGAACCACTGATGAGTATCTATGTGTTCTACGCTGGTATTGATAACGAGATTGCTATCAGCATAATCATACTCATTAGCATCTGCGACTATGGCTTTAAATTTCCAATTCTGCCACACCCACGTGTCATTTATCTTATCTGCTAAGGAGCAGGCATCTTTATCGATATCTACGCTTCTTACAGATTCGATTGACATATTGGATCTTGTTCTTAATAACAAATTAAGAATGCCGTACCAACCGCCCACTAAGACTATCTTTGCGGGGTTAGCATGTTCTCCAGCGATAGGTTCTAATTCCTTGGCCAGCCAAAGTTTGCTGACTATTTGACCGCTGGAGAATGCATCAAGATCCATCTCACTTGGCCTTGGCTTCCTTGCGAGCGTTTTTCTCAGCAGTGATTTCGTTTCTACGAGCCTTGACTGCCTTACCTACTTCTTGTAGGGCTTTGCGGGCACGAGTACCAGCGGCATTGTTACCAGCGGCAAATTTTGCATCTTCGGCCAAGAAAGCTTCAAATGCTGCTTTTAGTTGTTCTACTGTGTTTGACATAATGTTTCCTTTTAGTTAGTAGTATTCTACTTATAATAGAATCTGGTGTGGTCGGTAGGATTCGAACCTACAAAGGCTGTGTCTAAGACGGCGCCCCATTCCCAAGTGCGTTTCGCAACGGACCGGAGGTCTGCCTGTTCCACTCACGACCACATTCTAATTATATACAATTTTTTTAAAAGAATCAACATCTTTTCCAAAATAATTACTAGTTATAGTGTCAAATAATAAGTAAAACATATGTCAGAAACAGTAAAAATGAAACCAAGAATTTGGAAAACTGGTCCAGTAGCACCGGATGATGCCGCTCGACCTAGGTGTAAAGTTCTTATTTCTTATGACGGAATTAAGGGCGTGCCGGACGAAGATGAAACTGATCTTATAGATTGGTTAATAGTCATTTCATATCAAACTAAAGAGAATTTATGAATCCAAAAATTTTTGAAAACAGAGCTAAATTCCATTCTTTACCTTTAGATTTTCAATACCAAGACTCTACTGGTTATAAGAGTAATTTTGAATATATCAAGGATAAATTTTCTAATTATCATTTTGATAAATGGAAACAAGATCAAGAAGGGGAATATTTTTCTAGATTAGGTAGATATGATTGGAACGATGAAGATAAAAAATCTTTGCTGGATCTTTATCCTTTTTTGATTGAGGAATCAAAAAAAATAGGCTGGAATGAATTAACAGACAAACAAGCTCATCCCGGATTCCCTGGAGGAAAGAGTCCTCTCTTAGAACAAGAACATTATGATAGAAAAGAATTTGGTGGCATAGAATTTACCCAGGTTGTTCCAGAACCTCTCATAGCAGATCATCCTGTTTTGAAAAAAATGGCTGACTATTGGCAGTTGAAACGTTGTAGAACTAGAATTCATACACAATTTCCTGGTCAGACTTTTCCTATGCATATAGACAAATTATGGCATAGATATCCAGCAGCACCCCATAAAGTCACTAGAATGGTTGTAACATTACAGGATTATGAACCAGGTCAAGTGATGGTTTACGGAAATTATGTATACACCAATTGGAGAGCGGGCGACGTACATATATTCGATACTCTTAATGTTCCGCATAGCACTGTGAACATGAGCAGATCTCCTAGAATAATTTTCGTAATTACTGGTGTAAGAACTGATGAAACAGATAAAATTCTCATAGAATCTACTTACGATTCTTTACATAAAATTTAAAATGAAAATTTTAATTCAAGGAGCAGGTATCGCAGGTTGTTATGTTGCCGCTGCCTTATCACAGCAAGGACATAATGTTACGGTTGTAGAAAAAAAATCTAATATTTTTACTAGGGGTGCTGGTATAGTATTATACAGTAATGCTCTTAAATGTTTAGATTATATCGGAGTCTTAGACAAAATATTGTTGAAAGGCTGTACTTTATCTGGAGATACAGAATTTTGGAGTTATGATTCTAAATTATTAGGAAAAGTTTATTTTCCTTCTATAGAAAAGAAATATCCTTCTTATGTCGGGATTAATCGATATGAGTTTTTAAAAATATTATATAAAACAGCAAGCCGCTATAAAGTTAAATTTCATTTTAATTGTTTTATATTAAATGAAACTTTGAACGGATATTTAAATTCTAAAGTAAGTTTGAATAATGGAATTTCGGATAACTATGATTTGATAATAGCAGCAGACGGTACCAACTCTTCTATTAGACAGCATCTTTTTAAAAATCAGCAGTCAGTTTTTACTAACTTCGGACTCTGGCATAGTTTACATTTAAGGCGTCCTGAAATAAATGAAAAAATAATTGTAATAGGTGATGGTTTCAGATTAGGTTTTGTGCCTTTAGATAATGAATACATGTATACTTGGGCAGCGATGCCGGAAGAATCTAAGTATAAAATACCAATAGAACAGCAGCCTGCGGCAATGAAAGAAAAATTTTCATCTCATTGTAATGGACTGGTTAAAGAAATAATAGATGAAATAGATTCTTTGACTCATGTAAATTTTACCTGTGTGGAAGAAGTTAATCTTCCTAAACCATGGAACAAAGGAAACATAGTGTTTATAGGTGACTCGGCTCATGCATCGTTGCCTTTCATGGCACAGGGGGGTGCTCAGGCTTTGCAGGACGCTGCTACATTAACACAACTTTTGAATTTAGATAGCAATCTCGACAATGTGCTGAAAATGTATGTTGACTACCGTTATGATATAGCAAGATATGTTCAAACCCAGTGTCGCCAAATTGGTTTAGGGTTTAAATCTAAAGATAATTTTGACTTAAAAATTAGTCAAAGCAAAGTAGATGATTTTTATTTGAATGAAAAAAATTTTATTTTACCGAACGATTTATTAGGAAAGAATTGATATGAAAATTTTTAGAAATAGATTAGCAGCATTTGTTTTATTATTGTTAATATCTCCTGCTGTATTTGCTAATGTTACATTTGATAGACCCATAACTATTGTAGTTTCGTTTCCTACGGGAGGAGATACAGATGTGATCGCAAGAGTATTAGCAGAAAAATTATCTAAAAGAATAAATCAAAATGTGTTAGTCCTTAATAAATCAGGAGCCAGCGGAACTATAGGTAATAGATTCGTAGCAGAATCTAAACCTGACGGATACACTCTGTTGTTAACACCTAGCACGATTATAACTTCTAAATTTGTTCTAGGTGATAGAATTTCATATGATATTTTCAAAGATTTCACGCCAATAGTAAAAGTCATCAGAGAAACAAATCTTTTTATAGTAGTAAACAGTTCAACAAATGTTAGAACAAATAAAGAGTTAATTGATGCGATAAAACAAGGAAGAATAAGATCATACGCTACGCCCGGTAGTGGCAGTCCGATGAACATGGTTGGAGAATACTATAAGAAAGAATTAGGTTTAGATATTGTTCAGGTACCCTATAGAGGAAATTTTCCTGCGGTTACTGCTCTATTATCTAATGAAGTTTCAATGATGATAACTGGATTATTTCCGGTTATCTCTGCGATAGAAAGTAAAAAGGTCAATGTAATAGCTGTTGCTTCAGACAAAAGAAGTCAATTTGCACCGGAAATTCCCACACTTTCCGAGACAGGATTAACTCCTGCAGATTTTTCAGGATGGTTCGCTCTAATGGGTCCTGCTGGTATGAATAGCAATATTGTTAATTCATTGAATTATCATATAAATGAAATATTAAAAGATCAAGAAGTTAGGACAAAATTTAGCGGACTTGCCTATTCAACTGCTGGAGGTTCTCCTAAAGACATGGAAACAGCATTTAGAAATTTGTATAATAAGTTTGATAATAATATTAAAAAATTTAAAATCATTGTAAATGTTGAATAATAATATCAAGGGAATAAAAGATATATCGATATCAGTTAATGATGTTGACAAAACTGTGTCCTTCTTATCGGATTTCGGATTACAGACTATAGACAATTATATTTTTAAAACTTTAGATGGATCTTCTATTACCTTAAATAGTGATTGCAAAGATGAATTTAATTCTATTACTTGGTACGTAGATGATATAGATCTTGTCTGTGCAGTTTTAATTTCAAACAGAATAAACTATAAAGATTTTAGACCAATAGAGAATAAAATATCTCTAAAGGATTGTCATGATTATACGATTATTTTAGAGCAGTTTTCTAAAACAATCTCGGAAAATCGGGGAACAGCCACTAATTCATTAGGTAACAATGTTAGAATTAATTCTCCTGTGAAAAAATATGAAAGAGCATATCCATATGAGATCGCTCATGTTGTTTTATTCTCAGATGATATAGAAACAGCAGAAAAATTTTATACTGACCTGGGCTTTGTTGTCAGCGACAGGTTATTAAACAGAGGAATATTTTTACGTGCCGCTGCATTGGATTATCATCATAGACTTTTTCTAATACAGTCGGAAGATAAAGGTCTACATCATATAGCATTTTCCGTGGGAGATATATATGAACTATTTGCAGGCGGACAACACATGCAGAGGTCTGGCTGGAGAACTGCTAAAGGTCCTGGGAGGCATAATATTTCATCAGCCACATATTGGTACTTCAATACTCCATCTAATTTTATGATAGAATATTCTGCAGATTCAGATATTTTAAATCAAGATTGGATTCCTCAAAATTATGAATATAATAAAGAAATCATAAACGATGAGGATTTCATAATTAATCGTAAGTAAGTAATTTATCGATATATAATAGACACAAACACAAGGAGAAGTTATGTTTAAATTTACCGCAGCGATTGTGATTGCTATTTTTTCTGCAGCTGCACAGGCACAGTCTATTAATGTTGAACTTCAAGACCTAGACAGCAAAAATGGAGTATCAGACATGAAAGCAGTAGTGGTTACTGTGCGCGATAGCATTACAAAAAATTGGTTTGGCGATATAGCAGTCACTGGACTCAAAGTAGATAGTACGCAGGCAGTTTCTAATAGATTAGAGGCAGGAGTTATGCGTACATTTGATTCTGGTTTTTCTGTTCGTGCAGCCATAGGAGAAAGATATTCAGGTAATGCCACGACTGGAAACTATGCCTATTATTCAATTAATCCTAGTTTTGCTTTGCCTTTAGGAAACAGTGGATTTGTTTCTACCCTTGGTTGGAGATTTAGATCTTCTTTTCAGGAAGGTAAAAACGATCAAACCAGAACATGGAGAGCAGGCTTAAATTATAATTTAGATAAGAAAAATCAAATAGGTCTTGCTTATTACATAGTTGATGGAACTATTGAGCAAAGAATATATGGTTTAAGTTTCACTAGAAGATTTCATTAATAATCTATAACTTGTCAAAAAAAGGACTCTTTATGAGTCCTTTTTTTAAGGATTTATTGGATCATTATAAAACTCTAACTTTGGTTCAGTCTTAATGCCCATATTAGCGTTATATAAAGCCACGTTATTAAAATGCTCTTTTACTGAAGGAATAGACATAAATTCATCGTATTCTTCTTTCGTTTGCCAAACAGTCTGTATTTGTAATGTAAGTTCGTCGATTTCGTTTTCAGTCCTTCTACGGCCAAATAAACACACCTTCATTGACCAAGATGCGAAACTTAGGCTTACTGAATTTTTATCAAAAGCCTGGGTGTGCCAAATTACATCTTTATTTGGCCTTTTATATACACTTTGTACTATCCAGGGCATGAATCAATCTCCAATTTTCTATCATAATCTGTGAGCATATAATACCGATAAATATCACAAGATATATAATTTATTTATGTTAGTAGAACCATTAAAACAAATACCAAATTTCGGCGAATTATGTGCGGAAGTTAACAAATTATTGAATAAATTACAGCCAGGGACTAGCCAGATTAGTTGCCAAATGAGTACAGAACGTAATGAAAACTGGCAAGAAAGCATAGGTTCTTTGGCCAATCTCGAAAATAAATTAGAAAAATCTTATCGGTATATTCCCGATTCTCTAAAAAATTCAGAAATAGAAAAAGTTATTCTTGAACATAACGGATTTAGGGCAAGAATCATGATTATGGAACCTAGAAAATCATATTCTATCCATAGAGATATTTTCAAACGTGTGCATATTCCGATAATAACCAATGAACAATGTTGGATGATATGGCCCTATGAAAATGAATGTCACCAGTTACAAACCGGAAAATCTTATATTACAGATACTACTAAGTCTCATACATTTATAAACGGCCATATTAATCTTACCAGGATTCATCTAGTTATGTCAGTAGATTAATATGAAAAGAACATTAGAACAAATTCAATCCATAAAAGAAACATTTTCTTCTCCCTTTTCAGTTGATAATTTTCTAAATACAGAAGAGATAGATTATTTAGAAAAAATCTTTGATCAAGCAGATAATACAAATAATTTTTACCAAGGAAAGATCTACAAAAATACCGGACCCATCACACTTGATCTCAAATATTATTCTGAAGATATTATAATATCAAAGATTCTAAAAAAATTAAAAGACCACATAGGAAATTTTGAAATAACAGCCGCTTTCTTTTTTAAAACGAATTATCCCCATATAATCCATAATGATGATACACATGAATTACCGTCTAATGTTTATAAGGGTATAACTCTACCTCTAAAGATTTATCCTCAAGAAATAAAAAAGTTTCCGAAACTATGTTTTTTTGATCAATGCTATTTCCATGGGCCCTCTAAATTTTTTTATGGAGATAAAAATATTCCGACATATTATAACAAACAATTATATGATTATACAGAAGTTGAAAATTTATCACTAGATAAAATTGACGATCAACTCGTAAAAGATTATTTTAGTCATATGAAACCTTCTTGGTTAACCGGATTAAGCTTGAATTCTATAGTAAGTTGGATACCAGGAAACGCTATTATATTTGATAGCGTAAGACTCCATTGTGCGAGCGATTTTAGAAAATTAGGAATTAATTCTAAATTAGGTATAAGCATATTCACAAAAAAATGTTAAAAGAAAAAGAATTTTTTACCAGTAGACGATTAGAAAATTTGTCAGCCTATCCTAGATTAACAGAATTAGAAAAGTATGGCAACTATTGTTTAATTCCTTTAGATATACCAAAATTTGAATTTCCGGATTTGGTGGATTGGTTTTTTAAAAATTCCAAACCAACTTATAAAATACAACCAGATGTGGCAAATAATCTGTATGGGATGACATCTTTCAATGCTGTTGACGTCATGCCTACAAATGAAATGGCTCAACAAGATATATGGACATTAAATGTGAAACAAGAATTCATGACAGATTTTCAATATGTTTATGATAGTTTGATTAGCCATTTACCTTTTCATGAAATCTCAAGGATTAGAATGTGGAGCAGCACAACTTCTATACCCTTTCATAGGGATCATACTAAATTTGTTGATTTTCCTGGAGCATTTAGAATAATGTTGTATGACGAAAATCCTAAACAAACATTAAGTCTTATACAGTCTTTACCTGATACACCAGACAATCTTTCTAAAAAATTTCCTATACCGAGATTACAAGACACTAATTCTTATGTATGGAATAATCTTCGAACGAAACACGGCAGTGAATTCATTCCGGGGTTTAGAAAAATAATAATCATCCTAGATCGATACGAACTTGATATAGACAAATATCAAATATTGATCGATCGTAGCATTGAGAAGTATCGAACAAATTGTTTTATTTCGGAAACAAATAAAATTATATAAAATGAATTTTTTATTTCTTCCCATTGATATAGATTTATCTTTACTAGAATTCCATCAAGAAGATAGATCCATAGAATTAAAAGAATACAATCCGTATTGGTCTTCGACACCTATAGATCAACAGAGTCTGACAAATACTAGATTTGAAGAAATATTAAAACAATTACCTTTTGAAAAGATTACTACTTTAACACATAAAATACAACAAAGAAAAGTAGAAAGTCATGTTGATGTCTATCCTTCGATGACCTTTGAACAAGGCGAACTAGATCACATCAAAGAAAACGAACCTTGCGGTTACAGATTTATACTGAAAGGTAATAATGATAGTTTAGAAGTGTTTAACGGGAACGAATGGATAGATGCCGCGGTACCTAACATTCCATGTTGCTATCTTTTAAATTCAACGGTAGGATATCACCGTGTAAAAGAAGATAAAAACAGAGAAACTATATATGTTAGGGGGTTTGTAAATCCACAAAAGCATAAAGAATTGATAAAACGTAGTTACGAAAAATACAAAGACTATGCTATCACCTTATTATAGATTTTTAACTCTACCTGAAATTTTTTTTGATAAAGATCAGATATCATTTGATCTATCTAAAAGTATAGATCAAAATAAAAATAATCATTGGAATCAACTTAATTACATTTTTAATGATAAGATATTTTCATTTTTTTCATCGCTAGATTGTACTTTAATAAACTCTGAATTATTCTACACTCCGCCTTTTGGAAGACTACCTTGGCATATTGATATGAATCCCCCTGAAGATTTTGTAAAGATAAATTATGTTTGGGGATCAGAAAATCATATCATGTGTTATGGGGAAACAAAGGATACAAACAAGATTTTTGTAACTTCAAAAACCGCAGTCAATACACAATATATAAGTTTAGATGACAATGAAGTACTTAATGTAACAGCAGTCAAAATTAACCAACCTGTAATTATTAATGCAGGTCGTCCTCATAAAATTGTAAACTTTGATTCAACTGGTAGGTGGTGTTTGTCGTTAATAATTACAAAGAACAATCGCCGTATTTTATTTAAAGATGCTATAGAAATTTTTAGTGAGTATGTTGTAAATTAGCAATAACTTTACTAATATTATCACCATTACAAGCCACGTTCAATATTAGATGTATACTATCGTTGACCCAACTTATTGTTCTATGAGTTTTTCTAGTGTTAACATAATATACTCTACCATGTTCGATCTGTAATTTTCTATCGTCCATTAACCAATCATAATCCAATGGTCCACAATTTTTTACAAATACAATAAGTCTAAAAACATCTCTCGGAATAGCAGGATGATCTCTATGAGGAACAAAATAGCCTCCTATATTAGACTTAACGAAAAAGGTTCTTCCAATCTGCGGAAATTTCTCGAATAAAGGCTGCAACGCCGAACAGGATTCATAAACATCAGTTTTATTATTAAATTCTAATTCACTTAATCTGCGACCTGCAGCATAACTTGCTTCTGCCAAACTAGGAGCATCTTTGTGTGTTTTTCCTGGTATAGTTGTTAGTGTCAAACCATATCTGTTGTTAGGTCTGTCGGTTCTTGGCAAATATTCCTGCCAATCATTATCATATTCCGATAGTTGTTCTAGTAAATTGTTACAATCAATTCTTATATTAAGGGGTTCGAAATCTCCAATACTTAATAAAGCTAATTCGTTTTTGACGTCCTCTGCACTGACATTTTCCGAATCATAATGTGCCGGCTGTCCGCTAATTCCCAATGGTATTTTCATATCGTATATAGTCTCATAAAGTACCTGAATCTACTTTTTCTAACTCTTCAAAAGCCCATTTTCTTTCATTGCATTGAAAACAAAGATTACATCTGCCAATTTTATACTCAGTGCAGGAGTGTGTAATGTCGCATAAAAATTCTAAATTATATTGAAACATTATATCGACTATGTGTTTTTTTGTTAAATGCACAAATGGCATAATGATTTTAGGGTGAGGAGATTCTTTTACTCTATCTGGAAATAGATAATGGGGTTCACCCCAAGGAGCAGGTGGATTTTGATTTACAGCATTAAAAAGAAAATCTATATATCTATGTTCTCGGAAAACTTGTTTAGTTGCATATAAACTTTGTTCTTTATGATTAATGGATGGATCGCCTATTAATATAGTTTGTGCGATTGTAGACTTAAATTGATCATTAATTCTGTCTATGATATTATTAACATATTTGTATGAATGATCATTTTTAATCATACTAAACGGTTGTAAATTTATTGCACTTTTTGATTTTTGGCTTTCTATGAGAATCAACGATAGTAAAATTGCACTATCTAAACCCCCAGACAGCATAATACCATATCTATTATTTTTAAATAATTCTATTACTATTTTTTTATCGTCGAGTTTTGATTCAATTAACATCTGTTCTTATTAATCGTATAACAAAGTAAGTTGGATCTAATTCCCACCAACGCCTTCCTCCATAATTAGGATTTTTTGGATCGCCGTGATGATTATTATGCCAACATTCTCCCTGTGTCAATAGAAATAACCAAGGTATATTGGCGCTTGAATCTTTGGTTTCATAATTTCTGTATCCAAGTTTTTCGTAATGAACTACACTTGTTTGTAGGCAAAATACATGTAGAGTTATAAGAGCAGGCAATATTAAAAGATATAAAAATAAATCAAAACTTATTAAAGCAACTATGCCATAAATTATCCATAAAATTTCTGAATAATACTTGTGCGTAAAAACCATATCCGTATCTCTCAGCAAATCGGGAACTTGCCTTACGCTTACTTCGCCTTCTTTTAAAGTAAACATCCACAAAATATAACTATGCCAAAATCCATGTTTGGGGCTGTGTGGGTCTAAATCAGTGTCGCTATGCCTATGGTGCGCCCCTCTGTGTATCCCAACCCATAAAATAGCACTTCCTTGCACTGCTATAGTTCCCCAAAACAAAATAAATCTTTTCATAAATTTACTAACTTCAAAACCTTTGTGACTGAAAAGTCTATGAAATCCAGCCCCTATTCCTACGAATTTCATAAAAAACCATCCAATCAGCGTGGCTATCCACCACCAGTCGGGTGCGGATCCTACGGATAAAACATAGATGGAATATATTCCAAAAATATGTAAAGGGATTATGCCTCCCCAAAGGTGTTTTAAAGATAATATATTTTTTATTATTTGTTTCATCTCTTTTTCCAGATTTTTAGCACAGAATCATCCCCTATGTAAATGATACTTTGCCAACAAGAATCATCGTGTTCATTTGAACATGTAAGATATTTATTTTTGGCAATTTTGAAATTTAAGTCAAACTGCCTTTTAAAATTTTTAGTTACCCATTCCATCCAGTTATTAGTTTGTCTGCTTATAAAATAAAATTGATAATCTGTGTTTTCTTTTAACCAAGATATCTGACTTAATGTTGCCTTACCCATAGCCTGGCTAATTTCGGGCATAATTTGTTTTTTATTTGATACTTTCCAAGTCCTGTTTAATATTCTGCAGGCATTGTCCGGCCAACAATTTCTCTTAGAAATAGTTGAACATAATTCCGGTTGATCATTATAGTCAAAAGAAATAGTATAGGCTATCAAACCAGACCATTTTTCTATTTCATCTTTACTGTAATTTTTCCATAGTCTATGGTTTCGATTTTGATATTGCTGTTCTCGTAACTTATCAAACAAATTATCTAATTCTTTGTTTTCTCCGGGTTTCCATGTTACAGATTTCATTTTAATATTTTACCCAACATCCTTCGCCTACTGCAAGACCACCACACATATTATCTATATCGCTTTCGTGGAATTTATATCCATAGTTTGTAGTATCGCCTATTATTTCTTTCTGAAACGTAGTCATAAATTCCGGTTTCGTAAATGGATAATTGAATCCTTCGTATCCTACTAATTTAAATTTTGGTCTAATTTCCGGAAAAATTTTTTGGTGAATTTCTGTTCTAATACTCCAAGAACTCTGTTTACCTTTAAATTCATCGTTCAATAATTTTTTAACTATAGGCATTTTATGAAAGGACTTTACTACTTCTGGGGTATAATTGTACCATTCTCCCATTACAGTCTGACCTATCAAATTGGCATATATAGAGGTCATAAAATAATCTTCGGTCCAGTGCAGATGCCAGTGTGATTTCTTATTATAATCATCAGAAAAATCTCTTCTCCAATAAGGTTCTCCTTCTCCCATTACTATTATATTATCAAAGTATTTTAACCAATCAAACCGCACCATTCTTTCTATCAATGGAGAGTAGGTTTTTTTATAAACTGATTCGGCATCATTTTCTATCCATTTTTGTAGGTTCCAATCTATAATTTTAAGATCAATATTTAAATCATTACATATTATCTGAGAAGACAGCACATCTTTTATATTATAATCATTTTCTAATCTAAAGGTATAAACATTTTGTTTTATTCCTAATTTGTGATTCATTCTAACTATTACTTCGCTATCTATTCCGCCCGATAATAAAACATCAAAGGGTTGTGGATAATTATCGGCAACCATTCGTGCATTATATTCTAAGGCAGAAAAGTAATCCATTTCTTTGCAGTCGATATTTTTAGAAAATTCTAACTTGAATATCGATTGTTTCGTTTTTTTGGGTCCTAACAAAATACCATCGTCAAACTTATAGGACATCCAATTTTTATAGCGTAACATTTTGCACTCTTTTGAACAATAGATAATATTTTTTTTCGAAACTTAAATTTTCCAATTCAGTAAGCCGTCTATGATCTTTAATAGGAACGTGTTCGTTTATATAAACGCATCTTAATGCCTTTACTTTTTTTTCAAAATAATTATAAACTTGTTCTAAACTAACAGCATCTTTGGCGTAACTAAAATTAATTAATACCCCGCCTTTATCTATATCATTAATCGTATAACAAAGTATAGCAGTAATAGAATTTTTATCATCATTCCAAATTACGGCAGTATTATCCTCATCTATATCAGTAAAAAATCTAGCAAGATTTTCGCTGTATCCTAAATTTATTAGGTATTCTATACGCTCTTTTACTTTATTTTTCAAGATCGAATAGATATCGCTTTCAACTAATTTTATATTTTCTTTAATTGTCATGATATTTTTTTAGAAACAACAAATGCATATGGAACTAATTGATCTCTCTCTGCTGTAAGTAATCGTATTTTATTTTTTAAACTTATTTCAGATTTTATTCCTTGGCAATTTAGTTTCTGTACCTGTCTCTCAAAATATTTGTTCATAATTATATGTATACCTAACTGTCTATAATTAATATCAACCGCAGTAAGAACTATATAAAGACAAGGTATTCTACTTTTAGTAAATGATCGATCATATACTAAAATTCCTACAACTTTATTATCAACGTTTTCTGCCCAAATAATTCCGCAATTTTTATCATCCCAATAAGTATATCCAATATGATTGCCGGAATCGATTAAATTAGCCATTTCCTTAAGAAAAAAACTATAGGCCGGTGTATAGGAAAGAAGATCACTGTGTTTTATAATTAATTCATTATCTGCTCTATCTCTTTCATTTCCAACAATTTCTATTCTCATTCGGTATTGTCCTCCAACCATTTATAGAAATGAATTATATCTTGCTCTAACGGATGTTTCGCATTACTAGGCATTCTATATTTTGATGTGCTTGAAATCTCGTTTACAGCGTTAATATCTTCATCGAAGGTGATTTCGGCCATCATAGAAAAATCTCGTTTTTTTTCTTCAGAAATTTTAGGAGAAAAAAGATAATGTATAAAAACGTCATAACCTAGATTATTTTCTCTCGGCACCATTTCACTAAAGTACAAGCATCCAGGTTCCCATTCGATATGAGTAAAGGGATAGATAAACAACCACCATCCGTGATCATGATATTGTGCTATCCAGTCGTACCCCTTTTCTGAAATTAATTTATTACAATCAACGTAATTGTTTAACAATGGATGTATAAATTGAACGTGTAATAAATCTACATGCATTTCCATCTGCCATCGCCAATCTCCATGCCCATGTTTTTTGATGCAGTGATCAAATTGTAAATCATCGGAAGAAAGATCATGAACCCATTTCGCCGATGACGGCTCATTCCAATCTAAATATATTAACCCGCTTCCCCCCAAAGTAGCATAAGTTGATCTTAAATTTACAGAATTATTAATAGGTGATCCATTTTCGTTCCATTGCCAACCGTGAAGTCCGCACTTAAATTCTTGCTTAACAGTTCCCGGAGATATGATCTTATTACCCCTATGCGGACATCTATTAGAAAACAGTTGTAGGTCTTTGTTTATGACAAATTGACTGCTGCCATAAAAGTTATTATTTTTGAATACACCTTTGTGCGTAAAAACTTTAGGATATTTACTATTAATATTATTCATTTTTAATATCTTTTAATAGGTCCTACTTTGTATTTTTTATGAAATGGAACTAATCCATCTGCTGTATTGTCATCGTATTTTATTAAAGAGGAAAGATTATTTTTTAAGTAATCTATGCCTTCTTTCCAAATATGAAAAGTTTTTGTATCAGTATAATGATCAAAAAACCATTGGTCAAATTCACTATGCCAGTCTTTAATAGCTTTATCGGCCTGGTACCAATTATTGTCCCAAGTAGTATACAACAATGTACGCAAAATCCTTTCGTGTATGATCCTAATCATTGTACCACTATGAAGTCTTTCTATTTTCCACAGTTCTTGTTTTTGTGGAAACATTTCTAAATATTTTTTAATTGTATGAGCCTGTTTAGTCATAATTTGTATTGCTATAGGACTAGGACTCCAGTAGAACATTTCTACAGAACAGTTTGTATATTCATGCATATGTTCTTTAACTGTTATGATGTTAGCAGGTCTATCTGTAAAAAGCAAATGATACTCTCCGTTTTCTATAAACGATCTGGGTTTTTCTAAACCTGTAATTAAACCTAATTTTCGTCCCTTATCAAAATTCTTTCTTATGTCATCGAAGAAAATATAATTAAACCGTGTCATACCTGCTATGTTAACCTGCTCTTTTTTATCTAGCACCCAACTAGCATCACCTATTTTTTCTAATGATTGAAAAAGATAATCAGTTAAATCTAAAATAGTTATTTTTGTTTGAGGTATTAAATTTTCAACTTCTTTTAATCTTGGCAATGTTTGAAGATGAAATTCGGCTGCTGCGTTTGTGCTATTTTTATTAGTAGGATTCAAATCAGTGAATTGGTCATTGGCCTTATTCATATGATTTATTATTATTTCATCTAAATGAAGTCCTTGTCTAATAAAGCTCATTAGTATGTTATGACTATCTGATCCTCCGCTATAACTTAAAATCAGATAATCGTATTTTTCTCGTAGTTCTCTAGACCTAGCGTCATACAATTCGTCTAATGTTGACAAAGGTTCTTTTGACCAATCATGTTTGCTAAAAATTTCATCATTGAAATTCCAATGTAATTTTGTATTTGTTTTTATAGAATGTAAGGCTGCGGCAATTTTTGAACTAAATTTTTGTCCGCCTGCATGATAGTACCCTAGTTTTTCATCAATTACATTAATCATCAGTACACCTTTGAGTAAATATTTAACACAAAAATAAGGGCACTTTATGATTTATGGTTTCGATAATGGAAAATGGTGGATAGAATATCAATCCTGTAGATGGTCGCCTGGAAACATGAGGGAAGAGTCAGATAAACGAGCATTAGAAATTGGACAAACTAGTAAAAAAATTATGCTAAGTCTTAGTGGCGGTATTGATAGCCAAAGTATGTTGTTGAGTTTTCAACAACAAGATATACCTGTTGAATGTGCATTTTTGTACCTTCCGGGATTCAACGATCACGAATACAAAAATTTAAAATTAGTTGAAGACAAATATAACATAAAGGCGCACATCATAGATATTAATGTTTTAAAGATCAAAGACGAGTTGGAAGAAGAAGCAGAATTATACGACATACAAATAAACTCAATTTTACAAAAAAAGTTTTTAAGTTTATTACCAGACGATTATGACTTTGTACAGATGGTTCATGATCCATATGTACATATAACCCCGCAAAATGAACCTTATTGGTTTCAAGGATACAATTCTTTTGAAATGGTTAGACATAGAGCTTTTGAATTATTAAATAGAAAAGGCAAATTTATATTTTTTGGTGACACTAGCGAATTCTTATCCAGTATATTAAGTGAAGAGGTTCTGTGGTCCTGTATCTATTCGTGGCCATATTTTAAAGGTAATGGGTTAACAAAGGGTCCGGAATTTCCTCACGTATACTTAGACACCACAGATAGATGGGATTATTATATTAAACCTTTAATATACGGAAAATATTGGAAAGATGAACTTTTATATTTTCCAAAGTGGGCTGGATTTGAAAATATACCTTTTATGCTTACAGAATTAAAAATCAAAGAACACGCTCTTATGATTCCGTTGAAACCTTTTTTAAATTTTTTACTTACAACTACTAATGAAACTAAAAGATTCTACCAGACTATTCACAAACCTTCTACTAATTGTTGAACTATATCCTTTACCGGCATAATAGATTTTACATCGTTTATTCCTTTCCCTGCAAAAACATGGCCTGCCTCTGGATTTATTATTCCTTGCATTAAAGACCTAGTATTATTAAAATCATCCTGCCAATCCATTTTGCGAAAAACTAAAGCATTCTGTTGAGCACCAGTGGAGAGTCTAGAAATATCAGTACTGCTTGCCTCGACCATTTTCTTTTTAGTTTCCAAACTTAAACAACTCTCTTCGCTGGCAGCAAAAAGTGTTCCTATCGCTACAGACATACAGCCCATACTCATATATTTTTTTATGTCCCCGGCATTGCCTATACCACCAGATATTATTATAGGCAACGTTGGGTATTTTCCAAGTATGTTTATAATTTCAGTATCAATATCAATATAACTTAAACTTCTTCCTGCGCCATCTCTACCCTTTAATAATATAGCATCCATTCCTATGTTATTAGCGTGTTTTCCTGACAACTGTTTTGGAATAATTTTTATATCATTTTTTTTATAAATGTCATAGATCTCATAATCGTGAGCGGAAATACTTTTTAAACCTTCGTCCTCTCTACCAAAAATTTCAAGGAATTTTATTTTATTCTTTAATATTAAATCGACCATTTGCGGAATTCCTATTTCGGCAGTTCCTATTGAAAGCATTAAATTATTTGATCCAGTTTTATCTTGAAACTCTTTTAAATCTTTGTCTGCTTGAACAAAATCAAAAGAAAATTGAAAGTCTTTTTGAATCCAATTATAAACTGTAAAACTTGGCAGTATATCTGCATGATAACAAGCCACAGCTAATTTGACATCGCTAACTCTATTCATAGAGGCACATACGATAGGATATCTAGTATGAAAAAAATCTTGATGTTTTATCAATTTATCTTAATATTATTTTTTAGTAAAAAAGATTTTAATTTATCGTTATCTCGATATACTTCTAAAATTGAATTTTTGTCTTTTGACATAATTGGAAAAATACCAACCTGTATCAAATCTTCTTTTAATTTATCTGAATATGAATTGTTCAGATCATTTATAATATCTTTTTGTAATTCTGATAGCATTTTTTTATTAGCAACTATAGCAAGGTAACTTTGATAAGGAAACGATGTTTTGTTTATTTGTTGCCACGTTGGTATTGGTAATTTAAGATCATGACTAGACATTAACGTGGTAATCTTTGTGCCATCCTTAATATGTTCTTTAACTAATGGATAGTTTGCAAACATACAATCTATGTGTCCACTAAGTAAATCATTTAAACTGTGTGCGCCTCCTTGCGGGTAAGGAATAATTACATGATTATTTTTAAATTCTTTAAATAAAATTTCAGTTGCTAGATGTTCCGAACTTCCGTATCCAGCCACTCCAAAAGAAAGTGACCGATTATTTGCTATAAATTCCTTATAAGTTTTAAATCCTAATTTATTATTGCACACCAAAACACTAGGCATTATACCGACTACATATATTATTTCTAAATCATCTTGTTTATAAACAGACATATCATTATCTATAAAATTAGTGACAAAAATCTGTGCAGTTGTGGCTATCATAATAGCATTATTGTTCAATAGATGTCTAACAGCAATTCTTCCCTGTGCCCCCGGACGATTAACAGGTAGGTATTTTTTTGGCATTTGAGCAACTAAAAGTCTAGTTAATTTATCACTAGGTCCGCCTGGACCGTGATGGACAGTAAATTCTATTTCACTACCTATTGCCAAATTAATAGATACAAAAAAGAAAATAATAATTAGGATTAATTTCATAAAATAAATATCTTACTTCTGTATATATCTATGTTGAATATTCTAAATAAAAAAAATGGTTGTTGGCTAGTAGGTGGGCTGGCCTTTGATAACAAAGTAGATGCAATGATTTATGCATCTAAAACCAATTCATATCTTAGATTTTATTTTCACGATCATATGTGGGAATCATTTGACAGAAATTTATTAGGAAAATATTCATTAAACGAACTGTACAGACAAAGGGCGGAACAGTTAAGAGATACTTATGACTATCTTATTCTTTATTACTCAGGCGGAGCAGATAGTCATAATATTCTAAGAACATTTATAGATAATAAAATTAAACTAGATGAGTTAAGAGTAAAATGGCCTAAACCGTTAAAGGATGGAAAATTATATATTCCGAATAACAAAGATTCATCGGCAAAAAATACAGTAAGTGAATGGGATTTTGCTATCAAACCTCAATTAGATAAACTATATTCTGATCATCCTGAAATAAAAATCTCATTTATCGAATATACTGAAAATATAGATAGACAAAAAATAAAAGTAGAAACCTTAGAACAAGAATTCTATAATTTAAAAATGTACAAAGGGTCATTCGCTTCGTTTGTTCAGCGTTTGAATCGAGATTTGTATACGAATCTTAATACTAGAAAAAAAGAAGGTCATATTTTTGGAACTGATAAACCAATTTTAAATTTAGGATTGAAAAGCATAGACCTTGTATTTGTAGATATTCTCATAGAAAATACTTTATTTCCTTCGGGCATTGACAATTTTAATACAGAATTTTTTTATTGGACTCCTGACTTTCCTTTATTACCAATGGAACAGGCTTATCAAACAGCGAAATTTATTAAGGAAAATAAATTATTTGACTGTATAAATTTAGACAGTATAAATCCTCAATCAGATACGCTGAAGAACAAAAAAGAGTCTTTGAGACTAATACAGAAAAAAATCCTTTATCAGGATACTTGGAATAATAATATTTTCCAAGCGGGAAAACCTAAACCTTTACTAGATGATGTTTATTTTTGGATGTTTGAAAATAATGAATTTGATTTATTAAAAAATAACTTTAATATTGCTGTTAAAAATATATTTTCACAGATAGACGACAGATATCTATTATCTAATCCTAAAGGATCTATATTAAGTGAAACCTACACTAAAGGATTCAAGATACTTGATCTGTAAAATTTTTAATTTTTACAACTTTCATCTTTGATTGAATCGAACTAGAGATGACTTTGTGATAAAAATCATTAACAAAATCTGGAAAAAGCCAATTATTCGATTCCCACTCTAATCCGGATTGGCTTACTCGATTTATTTTTAAATCATAAATTTTGGATCGAATTTCAAAATTTGAGGTACAACCTGTATTTTTATCTTTAATTAAATCCTGCATTGCGCTATGATTGATCAAGCTAGATAAAAAATTAGAATCATACAAAAACCAATTAGATATTACTGGCCTATTAATTTTTTGAGAATAACCCAAAATATTAATTTCAGATTCTAAAATCCTTAAATCCCAAGTAGCAGGTGTATCATAGAAAAAATTTGATCTGGTAATTAAAGGATAAGCAGTTCCCAGTACAGGCATATTGTCGCAATATTCTATCATTTTTAACAAAGGCAGTTTACTAACATCTGTATTAAGAGATTTTTTAAAATAATGTTCGGCTTCTAATTCAAAAAATTTTTTTAAGTTAAAATCAATTTTAGTATATTTGATTTTTTGATCTTGGCAAAATTTTAAAGCTGCAGCCACATCCCAATGTAAATTAATGTCGTTTTCGTAGGAAAATATTTTTACATTAACAGGAATACCTAATTCTTTATAAGTTTTAACGATTATTTGAGAATTGAGCCCACCAGATAACAATATATCTAACCTGTTATTTTTTTCATAAATCTCTGTAGCCAGATCATTGAGTACAGATTTGTGACTTATAGAAGTATTTTTAATCGAGCAAGAAAAATCAAAAAGACTTCTATTGGAAATTCTATAAGAGTTTTTTATTCCATCGTAAGAATAATGAGCCCAATCATTTTTAAACATATCATATATATGATAAATTTAAAAACTAATATTACGATTTGATTAAATTACAGTGAGACCCAGGCGCCCGACACAACTGCTTTTACTGCATTTGCAGTGCTGTCATAGAACATCATTCCGTTTATTCTAGACCCAGCGCCACCAATAGCAGTGTCTGCAGCACCTTCTCCTGCGAAACTAGGCAAGTAGGGAATCTGCATAAATTGAATGTATGAGTTATCTAAACCACCAATCTTATCAGCATGAACAACTTTGTCGTTGGTCAATCTTAAAATATTTCTAGAAGTACCACTGGCATCATTTAAAGTAAAATCTAATCTTCCTGGAACAACTCCTGCAGATACTGCTCCATCTACTGATGCACGTATCTGTCCTGACAATCTATACGTGGTGCCGTCGTGACCTCTTATACTGATGTCATGGATTATGTCACCGTTTACAACCGTAGTTGGTGAGTCATATGTTCCTCTTGATCTAGATAAGACTAAGTTAGACGCATTTCCCGCTGTGTCGTGGTTGTTTAAAAGTGCTAAAGTATCTTCTGTGGCACTGGTACTAAAAATTTGCACACCTACTTGACTGATGGCTACTTTATCTAATAATAATCCGCTGGGATAGGCTGTTCTTACATATAATGTAGATGTAACATTTCCGAGAGTAATGCCATTAACCTGTGAGTAAATTTCATTTTGTGGAGTAAAAACGCTTCCATTGTGACCCGAAAATGTTATAGAACCTAAAATGTCATCTACTGCTACTGAGGATGGGGATCCAGGACTTCCTCTTGATTTCCTAATTAGTATAGGAGGTGACAAATCGTCATTAGTTGATGTGGTAAATGTTACTAATCTATCAGTTGAGGTTCTGTTAATTATTGTAAGAGCATCCTTAATCAATAACTCATTCTGTATTTCTACATTTGTTTGAAAAATAGTAGGAGTGTCAAAAACGATAGCACTTGAATCAGAAGAACTTATAAGATTTGTATCGATATTACCTGTGTGAAGTCCAGTAGTATTACCAATAAAATTACCATAGAATGTTCCACTGGCGCTGTCTATTAGCAATGAAGAATCGTCTGCTGCAAACACATCACCTTTGATATCTCCAGTATGAAATCCGGTCGTATTACCAGTTACATTACCAGTTACATTACCAGTTACATTACCAGTAAGATTACCAGTAACATTGCCTGTAATATTACCGTTGACTGGACCGTTGTGTGTACCGGAAGTATCGCCGGTAACATTACCTGTAACGTTACCAGTTAAGGTTCCTGTAAAAATACCAGAAGAAACATCAATGACTACCGACGATGAAGAATTATAAATTTTGTCTGTTATTATTGCATCTGCTTCGATAGTATCGTGAGTTAAGATATCAACTGTTGCACTTATAGCTTTGGTTGTTGCGTTATATGAAAAACTTATGTTTTGATGCGTTCCTGCCGATAATGCTGCGAACGTAGCATCTTTTGATTCATTTATAGTGACTCCGGCCACTGCCACGCCGCCGGCAGTAGATCCGTCGCCAACAAGAATGCGTTTTAGTTGGGTATCATAGACTATTTCACCTATTAACGGTGTGATACTGTTTACTTCAGCGGTATTGCCTCTGCGAAGCTGTAATGGCATAGCATAACTCCTGGGATAACTTAATTATTATCATATATTTATGCCTCGCTAATAAGAAAATGAGTTCAAAAAAATAGGGCTATCACGCCCTATTTTTCTTATTTTGGCACTGCTTTTTGCCTTTTTAATAACAACACAAAATGCTCCCAAAAAGGGTTATTTGTAATATGAACTCCATGTTTTACTTTGACTCTATCGGGATGTAACAATGGAGTAATAAGTGGTAATTTAGTCCAATGTATTCCCGGTCTGTGATGATGTTCTTGATGAAGGCCGGCATTGAATCCAAAAATGTTATACCATTTACTGTATATTCCTATAGAATCCTGTGTGGTATCACCTCGTCTATTTAAGGCTCCCCAATGCTCGCCATAACTGTTAGCATTATTTACAACATACGACATTATATATACAGCAATCAGCCAAAATCCATAAAACAAATTTAGATAAAGAATAAAAATTAAAAATATGCGGAAGGCCCATATTTCACGACGACATTGATCTTGTACCTGAGGCATATAGTATAATTTTAATTTATGCCAAGTAAAAACGCCTTTTATATTAAAAATCCAAGCGCCTTTGAAACAATATACCCAAAAATTATTAAGTTCTTCCTTTTCTGGATTAAGTGTATACACACTAATAGGATCTTGTGTCACGCCATTTACTGGCTTATCATTTACATGTTTGTGATGTAAAAAATGAGAGTCTTTCCAAGTGCTTACTGGTATACCAAATGCCATTGACAGTAATAATTCATATTTTTGATTAAGAGATTGACTCCAAAAAGTAGGCCAGTGTGTGTGATGGTGCTCTGCTGAATTTTGTCCATTAACAATAAACCAAATATGGAAAAAAGTTATTAAAAATAACCACGGAAGGCTGGGTGTGTACAGAGCTAAAATGATAGGAATCGCTATCATTATTAGAGTGTAGCAAATTAGAAAGCTATCTTTATTTGAATATCTAAATAATTTGTTATTCATAATATATGTTAAAAAATATATTTATGCATTATATTTTTTTACTCAAAAAAATAGGGCACCAGAGTGCCCTATTTAAACTACATGATTGCGCCGTTTCCGTTTCTAAATCCAATACTTCCGCCTTCTTCTTCGATGCGTTTGATAACGTCTTCAAATAATATTGGAGCAAAGTCTGGTGTTTGTTCTACGCAAACGCAATGGTAGCGAACATCGTTTTCATCGCTGTACAAGATTTCTCCTGTACGAGCATCAACACCGCGAGGCTTCTTAACACGGTTTGCGTGTAAGTGGCCGTGAATGTTTGTACCAAAACGACCTAAGCTGTCACTGTGTACAGGAATATGGCTTAAGATCATTCCGTTCATAACGTGGTATGCTCGCAATTCTCTAAAGAACTGCCTATACTCGTCATCACGGAAGATGTCGTGATTACCACGTATCAAGACCTTGTCCCCATTCAAACGTGATAATGTAGACATGGCTTTCCGATTAATAACAACATCACCTAAATGGTATACCTTATCAGTGGGTCGGACACGTTCGTTCCAGGCCTTGATCATATCTTCGTCCATCTCCGCAGGATCATCCCACGGACGCAGTTTTGTCACACCATCGTTGCGTGTGAAGCGGCAGACACCTGCGTGACCAAAGTGCGTGTCGCTAACTAAAAATACACTAGGCATCTTGCCCTCCTTTCTACTCTATAGAGCGTCTAAAAATTAATTCTTGTTTACTAAATGCTTCTATTTCCCAGGGTTGATCGAGATACTTTGTTCGTTTGCTGTATCTTTTACCGTTCCAATAACTTATACCTTTAATAGTTTTAAGTTTACCTTTGGCTAGTTGTTTAACATGAACCATTTCATGAGCGAGAGTAACTCCCAATCTTTCTAGGCTCTGAGGTTTAAGTAAAATTACAATAGTACCGAGATTGACGATATGACTAGTGCAACCGTCATTGTCATCAATGTCTTTGACTATTCTAACAAACAATAATTTTTTACTGTGTTGCAAACCTAACTGCGTTATCATTGATGGAAGGATCCGTTCGATAAATTCTTTGTTTTGTTTGCTACGAGTTTGAACAGCAAATTGCATTACTAAATCTCCAGGCCTGCGGATTTAAATTATTATTTTCAATCGTAATATTCTACATCTGCGGCCAATATAAATCGATACTGATCACTTTGAACGATTCCGGGCCTATGCCATTGATCGCTAGGATAAATTAACCAATTGTTATCTGAGGGACGAACAAAAAATTTTCCATCAGCATCTATACCATTTGGAGCCATTTCAGTACCACAGTAATCTCGATCTTTTACATCTTCGGGTATATGCAGATACCATATACCGCTGAGAAGTTTAGATTCTGGACGACTAGGATGCCAATGATGATGCCATAATTTTTCACGGTCCTCGGCACCTTCGAGATTAGTCATAAATGACCAGGCCATCATATTACTGACCTTGACTTCGCGACCCAGGTATAAGAACACAGAAAATAAAAAACTCATTCGATACTTGAGCCAGACAGGTTCAGGTCGAGAAAATATGTTTTCTTTAGTTTGAAACTTAGGACTGTTAGTAAAATAATTTCCGTCTGCGATGATGTCTTTGATTATACCTATTGCTGATCTATTATCATCTGCGGTAATTACAGAACTAAAATCAAACTTACGAAAGGTTTTGTTTTGATCAATTACTTGCATTTTATTTGGAGCGGGGTAAGAGAATCGAACTCTCCGCATCAGCTTGGAAGGCTGAGGTATTACCACTATACGAACCCCGCATAATTCTACTTATAAGAATATTGATAGTAATATTGAAGTTTTGGTTTGGGACGAAACCCGGGGCCGCCCAGGCATTACAGCACCTGCTTCTATAGTCCAGCCTAACATGGAATCCGTATCCCTCAATCTGGTCACGCTGTAAAACGCCCTGGATCATATATGAGAATCGAAATGTATCTACGATACATCTACCTCGCAGTTCCACCCGCTAAGTTTTACCTTTCGGTTTCCGAATCGGATCTTATACTACTATCAATAAATGGTTGCGGGACCCGGAATTGAACCAGGAACTAGAGCTTATGAGACTCTCGAGATACCATTTCTCTATCCCGCGATAGATTTTACAATAACCCTTCAGACTGTAATGTTTTAACTACATCATCGCTGAGGGGAATTTCAGTTTTAATATTCAACTCCAGAATCTCATCGTTAAGTTTTTGTTTTTGTTTTTTAAGGTTAAGAACTTCTGTTTTAGCCTGTGAAATCTGTTCTTTGCTAAGAACAGAAGTTGTGACGGTATCACCATAACCAAATACTCTACTCCTAGCCTCGTCCTTAAGACTTTTTATTTTTTCTAGTTTTCCTTTAATTACATCTAGGCCGGTCATTTCCTTGGCGTGAGATAATTCTTCTAATTGACCGATACGTTTGTCTACGAATGCTGCTTTAGCCAAAGCAGTATCTATACCGCTAGAAGAATTAGCAGTTCCGACAAGGGCTCGAATATTGTACAGAGCCATGGTTAACTTCTGACGACGGCCGTCTGCCTCAATCAACGCATTGTTGGCCTGACTGATTGTTTCTTCAACATTTTGGAACTCGTTGAGTTCTACATTTAACTCAACTTTGATATTCTTTACTGCATCGTTGATACTGTTCTGGATGGCGTTTGCTTTGCGAAGTGTGATATTCATTTGTGTCTCTCTTTTTTATATTATACTAACGGGTCGGCGAAAGGTCAAGTAATAGACCGGACAATTGACAAACGGATTTACTAAAAGTTAATCCTTGACAACGTGCAATAGACAGGCTACAGGGGCCTGAATATTTCCGATCAGCAATTGACAGGTATATAAGAATCGGTTCACCCAAGCACGGAGACTTTTCAAGAGTCTTTGCCAGAATTGGATGTACGGCATTCAGCCATACAAGCGTCTACCCTCATCTACCTTTCACTTCACCGGTTCAGTATTGCTACCGAACAAAAACTATTATACACTATTTTATGTCAGTGTCAAGACATTTTGGTTATGTTATTCCAAAGATTCTCTTTTACCTTTTTCTCTTTTTGGTTGGATTGCCGCGGCCAGTTCCGCCTGAATTACAGTTCTTTTGATTTCTCCCCTATAATGAGCATCTATCATTTTCTTAGTGGCTAAAAGACGCTTTGATTGTTTCGTCATTTTATAATTCGATCCGGATTTCAACATATATGTTTCCTTTTTAAAAATTTGGCGGAGAGTATAGGATTCGAACCTATGCACGGTTTAACCCGTGGACGGCTTAGCAAGCCGCTGCCTTCAGCCACTCGGCCAACTCTCCATAAACTTAACTGTTCTGACTCCATAATGGAATATCCTCAGTATTGGGCTGTGAACCATAAGCCCAAAGAGGTTTGTTTTCAGTATGGTTCCAGTTTTGGTAAGGCTCGTAACTTTTTTTGTGGATGACGGTCATATTACTACTGATCCCATCGCTGGCTGCAAGATTTATATCTATTCGATTTATTTCGTTAAAGTATAATTGTGCTATCCAAGCAACATTTTGAAAATCATTAAAACGTCTCGTGTCGTGAAATATCATCACCCCTCCTACCTGTAGATACTTCCACGTGGTAATTGCAAATTCTCTGCGGAGATGATCTACACCATCTACAAAAATAAGATCATATTGTTTTCCAAAAATAATTTTGTCTAAGTGGGTATAGGAAAAAAATTCTACAACAGACGCTTCATTCAATTGACTTAGTCTTTTTTTTGTTAGATTTATCCAATTAGGATCAGTTTCAATGCTAGTTACAGAATTACATCCGCACTGAGAAAAAATCTGTGTGCTACCACCTGAACCAAATTCGATAATAGATTTTGATTGACGTCCAAACTTAGCCAATATGTCAGCATCTTGGAGGCTAAGGTCACCAATGAACTTAATCTTATCTAAGTTAGTCAACATATTTTTAGTTATAACCTAATACAAATAATTTATAGAACACACATCTATTCTTTACACCAATTTTGATCTGCTAATTTAAAATAATTTACTTTACTGTCGATAGGAAAAAGAGTTATGGCCAATCTTGGGTGAGTAACATTTTTTACACTATGAAAAACTGTTACGTCTAGAGTATGCCATGCGTGTTTTTTAATCACATGGGTTTCAACTAATTTAAAATCATTATCAAAAAAACAAGTTTCTACATTATCTCCACCTAGATCTATCAGATAGTTGTAGGCTAAACCCCTTTCAAAGTCCTTATGAATGAAAAGGTCTTTATATATTTTTTGTACTCTTGTTTTATGTTGAAATGAGAAAATTTTATGAGTATACTCTTTTAATAAGTCTGTAGCTTCATATAATCCATATTCATTCTGACTTTTTTGAACGTAAAAAATATTTGGATTTTGTGTACTTTTATAAACCTCCTGGATTATCGATTCAGGCAGGGAGGGTGTATCAATATAATTTAAATAATTGTTCATAACAAATATTTACAATAATGGTGCGACTGGCCAGAATCGAACTGGCACGCCCGAAAGCGAGAGATTTTAAGTCTCTTGTGTCTACCGATTTCACCACAGTCGCATATTTGGTGCCCCAAGAGAGACTCGAACTCTCACGCACTAGGCACTGGCTTCTAAGACCAGCGTGTCTACCATTCCACCATCGGGGCTTGCTATCATTTCTTATTATAAGATTTTTTTTCCGCTGTGTCAACCTTTTCTAATGCCTCTTTACGCATCAAAAATTTTCTATTTTCACCTAATCGTTTAACCAAAAGATATTCTACACCATCTATAATTTCAGTGATTTTTATATCGTCGCAGATAAAACGATCGTTGTTCAATCGATTTTTTAAAGTGATTGGTCTCATAATTACTCCTATAAATATTTTATGCGTCTTTTATTAACTTTTCAAAAATCTAATTATGTTCTTATTGAATTATTCGATGAATCTTTAATTCAAAAATGGTTTGATTTTTTTTCTTCTAAAAAAGAAACATACACAATGAGAAATGAGTATTGGTGCTATCACCCGCACTCTTATCGAGATCATATAGATGTTGAATCCTGCTGGAATGAAATTCTAAAGAGTTTAATTAACCTTGAAAATAAAGGATTTAAAATCCCATTTCAGTTATCGCCTACATTTGATTTTCAACAATCGACTCTTAATTTTATTCATAGATTTTTTACAAAAAACATGATTTGGATCGATTCAGATCCCTATCATAATTTACCAAATCCGTTTGATTGCAATTTTAACATTATTAATGATTATGATAAACAAGATTTCATAAAATCAATAGAAAATCTAAATAATAATGTTCACAGTCTTGAACACGTGGCAAATTTAACGGAAAATAAAATATTCACCAATACGTTTTATCCTATAACATCATTTGAGATCAGGCCCATAACTTGGGATAATTGGTTAACCTTTAATTCAGAAGACTTGCTTTCTAATTATAAATTTTTTAATTATAATCAAAAAAATCTTGTTCTCTTAAATAGATCTATTCTTGGTAAACCACCATTACAATCATTTTATGAAAACGATGATCCTACGGAAATAGATTGCACTGGTAGATTTGGTTCTCATGGTGGTTTTGTGTTTGACACTAATGAGAATAGAAAAAAGTTATATTCCTCAATGAAGTTTGAAACATGGTGTAAAAATTTTAATCTTTCCCCAAAAAATATGCCTTTAGAAATAGTAATAGGTTATGTTAAAAAATACACGCAGCCTTTAGAATTATTGGTTAATCGACAACATTATTTCAAAGGACTAGAATTTATAAATTAATGTCCCGCCTCGTGGGATCGAACCACGTTCCACGGTTCTTCAAACCGTTGCTATGACCACATCAGCTAAAGCGGGTAACTGGGGTGAAGTCGGGAATCGAACCCTGGTTTACTGTTTCACAGACAGTCGTGTTACCACTACACTAACAACACCATTGTATGGCCGGCCCTGAGGGACTCGAACCCCCAACCTCCAGTTTCGAAGACTGGCACTCTAATCCATTGAGTTAAGGACCGTTGGCTGGGGATGATGGACTCGAACCACCGAATGTCGGAATCAAAATCCGATGCCTTACCAACTTGGCGAATCCCCAATTGTTTGGTAGTAACGGTGAGACTCGAACTCACGATAAACACCGTATGAAGGTGCCGCATTAGCCGCTATGCTACGTTACCAAATATGGTAGGACGTACTGGATTCGAACCAGTGACCAACGGATTAAAAGTCCGCTGCTCTACCAACTGAGCTAACGTCCCATTGGTGCCTGATCGTGGGAACGATCCACGGACCCTCGCCTTATCAAGACGATGCTCTACCACTGAGCTAATCAGGCCATTTGATCAATATTGTTACCTTTGCTCTGAGACACATCTACATTACCTCTTCCGTCATAAAGAGTTATAAGATAAGATCTACGTTCGACTACAGTTACATCATTACCATTAGAATAATCATAGGTGATGCGTTTTTCTACGGTTTGTAGATTATCTCTCCAACCGTAATAAGTCACTGAGTTAACTTCCATATTCATCTCCTAAAATGGCGGAAGCGGTGAGATTCGAACTCACGGACCCTTTCAGATCGCTGGTTTTCAAGACCAGTGCCATAGACCACTCGACCACACTTCCGTAAACTGGTGCCCCTGACGGGATTCGAACCCGCACATTACTGTCTCTTGAACAGTCGCGTCTTCCCGGTATTTTGCGCCACAGGGGCCTAAATTATTGATTTAATCAAAACAGCACCAACCAGTAATTATATACTTTGTTTCTTTATTGCTAACTATACCACGATGTTGATGTGTCCAACCCGCCGGCCAAACTAAGGTTAAACCTTTTTCTGGAGGAGTAGTTAAATTTTGATAGGGGAATTCAGTACCTCCACCATTTGTAATATCATTAAGATACGTCATGTAAACTAAGTGCCTGGTTTGATACAAGGTCTGTCCGTTATTTTCACAATGAATTTCACTGTATGATTTTCCTGGATCGTATCTCTGAATTCGAGGCGGAGTAAATTTCCAAGTATTCAAATTTTTAAAGCAGTAAGGATATATTTTTTTGTATTCTTCCAACACTTTAGTGAGTTGGTTAGAATATAAATCATTTAATATAACGTCAAAATTTTTTAAATCGCAGTTTGTATATTCTTTTATTCCTGCAGAAAATAATAATAAATTATCTTCTCCTTTAGAAACTATAGCATCACAAATATTATTGTCAATATACCAACCTGCTATAAAATTATTAAGATGATTATAATTAAATTGTTTCATAATATTGGAGTGCCGGGTGAGATTCGAACTCACGGTTTTAGAGTTTTGCAGACTCTTGCATTGGGCCTCTCTGCCACCGACACATTTTATATCTAATACTTACCCTAAAATAAATTGTACTAAATTTATAATGATATTGGTGCCTCTGGCAGGACTCGAACCTGCACACGCCGGCTTATCTGGCCGGTGCTTTGGCGAGGTATAAGCTCGCTTCTTTACCGATTAAGCTACAGAGGCAAAAACTTGGAGCGGGATACCAGAATCGAACTGGTCACTGGACCTTGGCAAGGTTCTGTTTTACCAATAAACTAATCCCGCATATTTGGTACTCGGTAGGGGAATCGAACCCCTCTTCCCGCCGTGAAAGGGCGGTGTCCTAACCGATAGACGAACCGAGCAAATTTTGGCACCTCGCCAGGGATTTGAACCCCGTCTTTCGGTTTTGGAGACCGACGTGCTGCCGTTAAACACTAGCGAGATATTTATATGGTGCATCGTAATGGAGTCGAACCACTGACATTCGCCTTGTAAGGGCGACGTTCTACCGCTGAACTAACGATGCAAAATTGGTCCGGGAAGTGGGATTCGAACTCACGATCTCCTGCTCCCAAAGCAGGCGCTTTAAGCCAGACTAAGCTACACCCGGAAAAAATTTACAACTTGGTGGAGGATAACAGAATCGAACTGTTAATCTCGGCTTGCAAAGCCGATGTTATCCCATTTAACTAATCCCCCAATTAACTTGGTACTATGTGCGGTATATAAGGAACTGCTCTAGGACCACCGTAAAGTTGTTCGAAAAGTTGTTTTGCTTCTTTTACGTCTTTCGCGTAAACACGTTTCTTTTCTTCACCTTGCGGTGTTCTTACAGTTGTTTCATACATCGGCATACAACACTCCATAAATTGGCTGTCCTGGGTGGGCTCGAACCACCGACACACGGATTAACAGTCCGCTGATCTACCGACTGATCTACAGGACATTAAAATGGTGCCGGTTGTCGGATTCGAACTGACGACCTATCGCTTACAAGGCGATTGCAACTACCACTGTGCTAAACCGGCGTAAATCTACTTATCAGAAAAAACTTGTCATGTAAAAAATTTGGCGGTCCCAATGGGAGTCGAACCCATCCTTCCGGCGTGACAGGCCAGTATACTAACCGATATATTATGGGACCATTTAGGAGTAACACAGTTTACTATCCTCTTGCTACCTGATGTGTCAAACCTTATAGGCTGACATTACTAGTATCACAGGCTTTCCGCTTTGGACAAGGTTAGGCTTGATCGGTGCCTCACGAGCTGTGCTACTTCTAAATGATCATTCTTTTAAGTTTTTTACTAAAAAATCTCTGGTATTTTTTTTGGCAACGGCAGTAATGTTAGGATCATATCTATGATAAAATTTAGGTTTAAATGATCCTAAATATACATCAAAGGCATGAGTAGCATTATTGTATCTATGTACCGTATAATTTTTATCTGTTAATGGTTCGCAATAACTAGTCAAAGCCAGAGTATCTTCTCCTGCAAGATGCATCTGCACTGGCATACTAGGAGTTAACGGAGGAAAGCTTATACTGCAACCGGGATAAAATGCTACGGCCGAATCGATTGGCATCTCCTCACCTTTTAACAGTATTTTATTGTACTCTCTGTCTTTTCCATTTACTAATGCCATTACACCGCTACCTCCCTGACTAAAGCCAATTACAGAAATCTTGCCTTTATGCCAAGTTTGAGATTTCGCCCATCTCCCTGCCTCCACTATATCACGTGCCCTATGTTCACCTCTCATATTAGGTAACACAATGCCTATGTGCATTGATATTCCGCGTAAGGAATAATGATCGATCACCACAGCATTGAAGCCCCAAGATTGTATTTCTTTAGCCCATTCTACGTGATGTTTTTGAACACCGTCGCTGCCATGTGAAATTAAAACTGTTGGTGCCGGTTTATCTCTATATGCTCTATACTCAGAAACACTCACAGGCATTTTTGTGCCATCTTTGGCTGTTAGAGTGGCTCCGCATCCGGATAAACATACTGTTAGCAAAAACGAACTAAGAGCAATTTTTATTTTCATATTGTTATTATAACATCAAAAAAGAAAAAAGTCAAATAATATTGGTGGATAGGGTAGGATTCGAACCTACAATGTTTCTTATGTGGCGGATTTACAGTCCGTTGCCTTCAACCAATTCAGCGCACCTATCCAAAAATTTTATCACTCTCCCGCTATGCTGTCAACCGCTGTGCAGGCGGAGGTGGAGAGTGTGTAGTAAAGCATACTGGGCGAGGCGTTCCGTCTGCAGACAGTACCGAGCTTATCTCCAATATGCTTTACTACTCCTGAATTTTTTGTTCTACAAGAAGAACTCCATCCTCAGGTCCGCCCGTTTGGAGCATGTTTTGAGTGCGCTCCGGGACCTCGTTTCCCATTCACACTTTATAACTGAATATTATCGATCAGTGTGCCACACAGGACTGGCCTTTATGGCGTCACTCATCGCTTTGGCTCTTTCAAACTTATCTTGAATAAGTTTGCGAGTCTGTTCTTCTGTCATACGGAAAGCAGAATCGTAAGCCTGTTCAACGATGCGTTCATTCAGTTTTGTGTAATCTATTTCTTTTGTTTGCATTTTTTTCCTTTATAAAAACAAAAACCCCAGGGTTTTTAATCCTGGGGTCCCGTATAAATCTAGTTTCTTATTAGACTATGCGGAACCCCTCATACGATCATTCTCTAGACCAAAGCAGGGTACTGACCATGTATAGGCCATCTGTTTAATGCTAGATATAATTGAATGAAGTTTGTTCATCATAGTATTATTATATTGTCAGTTTATTTATCTGTCAAGAATTTTTTCGCCAATAAATGTGGCTTTTTTGCTACGATTGATCCAATTCAATAAGTAAGTGTTTACCAACTTCGAAAAGTCCTACGCCGCCAACAAGATCAAGACAACTGACATGGATTTGTGCATCTCCCTCATCGTTCAGCGAACAGGCTACGAATTCTTTAATTTTTCCATCTTCTATTTGTTTTTTTATCACAGTTAAAACATCTAACATCGCTATTTTGCGTTCTTCTTCTTTTTTAGCTTTCGATTCTATAGGTACTATATTCATAAAGTTCTCACTCCAAGATGCTGTCAGCTATTCCCAGATCGACAACCTCTTCTGCAGTCAAATAAACATCTGACGCTGGTAGTAATTTCTTTTTAATTACACTAGGTGCAAGACCAGTGGCTTCTTTTAACAGCAATATCATTCTTTCATTACACAGATCGTTTTCTTTCATTGTAGCCTTGATATCATGATATTTGGCATCTATACCTTCGCTGAATTGATGACACATAAAACTGGTATTTTTAGCCGCTAATCTCTGTCCGTGATCACCCGATGCAAAAATTAAAAAGGCAGCACTCATTACTGCACCTATACCTATAGTTCTAATCACATGAGGACTGGCCTGCATAATATCGATCAATCCAAATGCCTGATACAAATCGCCTCCTGTAGAGTTAATGTACAGAGTCAAGATCTTTTCTTTGCTAGTATCGAGATTTTCGTAGATCAACCATTTTACTGCTGCCCCTACAGAATCTTCATCGATTTCTCCGTTAAGAAAATGTGTGCTATTTTCAAGCAGTTTGAGATCAATCCGATCTTCGGCTATGAAATCTTCTAATTTTTTCACCCGATGCTCCATCGTTTGCTTTACTTATCCTTTTGTTTATTATAGCATCTGTTTATTTAAAAAACGAAAAAAACCCACCCGACTAAAAAAAGGTAGGTTAATTGATGTGCCATTTGGTCCGCTCCAAAACAAAACCAAAATTTTGGATTTTCGCTATTAAGTTCATATCTATTATTGATAAAACTTTTGGTCCAGTCTATATGATAATGTATTAAAAAATCCAAAACTGACATCGTAAATGCGATGTAAGGATCTAAAATTAAAAAAGCAATAAACGTTCCAATAGCATGGATGAGACTGTGATATATCCCGTTACGGGCTCCATAGATTCCTTTATCCCTGATCATTTGATCAGTTTGCAACCAAAAATCTGCAAGAAAATGCTTGATCTGCAACATCAGCAAGATCAGCATCATGATCTGAACACCGTCTAGGTTATATATCATTTTTATTCTGCTAAAGGATGAAACCTTTCGAGAAAACTCTCTTCATAACAACTATATTCCTTTGCATTAGTTTCAGAGATGTAATGGACCCACAAGTGTCCATCTAACTCTATACAGTGTAATACATGAAATACTTTACCATCTGTTGTGGTCCATTTAGATCCTTCTTTGATCATCGCGCTCTCCTATGTTTTAAAAACTTCCGTAGCCTCCGTCTCTACGTTCTCTACCATATGTATCATAAATCTGTAGGCATCCCAGGCTTTCTTGACACTTTCGTTTTTACTTAATACTGTAGGAAACATATCTACCCATACAGAATTTTCTGGTTGCTGATGACGATGTACACCTTGCCTGCGAGGCTGTAGCAGTCTATTAGTATCCCAAAGAGCATAGGCCACTTCCATGCAACGATCGTAATCCAGTCCGTAAAGATATTGTGGCTCGGACTGATAGGCAACAATCACATTAGCTATCTGATCACGAGAATGGATACTGGTAGCAGTGATTACAAATGCTACATCATCAATACTAACATCGCCACTAACAATATCGCGGACGCAACGCCCTAAACTGAATCCAATTTTCATTTACTGCTCTCCATTTTACTGCTTTTGAGATTGACTTAATTTGTTCAAAGTGTCCAACATCATTTTCATACTAGATTCTATCTGTTTCTGCATCTGTTCGGGACTTTGTGCGGGTAAACATTCAGCAGAGTATTGTTGGGTCTTGCTGATCTTTGCCCGTTCTCTAAGACATTCTTCCCAGGTTGGAAAATTTACCAAAGGTGTCATAATACCTAGATTAGTAATCAGCACTAATTGGTAGATCATTTTTGCTCCTATGTGTTTATGATATTACATTATAACATAAGACTAGCGATCTGTCAAGCATTTTTCCATTTCAATTCGAATAGTAGTGCGTCTTTTGGATCTCCAAACCTGTATTCTGCTACTTGATCGAACATCATTGAAACATCAGAAACATCCTGAACAGTGAAATCTACAAAGGTTTGACATTGTCTCGTAGCCCATGCTCCTGCTTCGTCGAAGTAATCAACGGCCATATCGTAATCCATATTGCTGTCGTTGAGGTAGACTACGATCATCCCCACCTCAATAAGAACATGGTCATTTCTTTTTTGTTTTTAAATTGAAATGTATCAAAACTTATCCTGCGTCCGCAATTATGTTCTTTTACCCATTCGTGAACAGCATCCATTTCGGTTTCGGTTAATCCCACTTCCCAACCCCTAGGCTGTATTTCTGCTCGGGCAGCAAGACTTAATCTTCTCGCACCTTCTACCCAAAATATTTTTTTATCTATGCTGCCCATCGCATTGAAAACATCATAGCATCTTGTTCATTTTGAAAATACCAAGCGCGACCGTTGGCATCACTTAAATCTCTAAATTTATTTTGACAATGTTCCAAACACCAAGTAAGTTTTTCTGCAAAATCATCATCAGACAAAACTATAACGTGATAGGTAGAAAGTAGCAACATCAAACGATCATCTACTTTAAGATGTTCTTCTGATTTTTGAGATTTTACTAAGGTATAAGGAGGAATAATCATTTACCGTATCTTAAAAACCATTCTGTCAGTGCAGGGCCCATTAGTTTGGCTCGAATCTGATACTTATATCCGAAGGATGTTTGATCCACCATTCTGTGCCAAGTAGGAGTCTCAACTGCATTTTGCATCACCCACTGTCCCAGTTCACTGTGTTCCCATTCGCATAACGGTTGGGCAGCATAGAGATCTGGATCCTCAACATCTCCCATAGAAAAAGAATGCACTATAACTTCTCTACATTCTTCTATTCTGTCTCCTACTATATTGTAATTATTCACAACCATCTCAGTGAAAAATTTATAGCATCTCCTTGATCTTGAAAGACAAAACTAGTGCCTCTGTATTCATAAGGGTTCTTCGTGTTTTCTCTACACCAATCTCTAATATCAATAGCGTGATAATTATCTTGTTGTTCAAGGATATTTACTCTAGTCCAACCGCAACTTTGAACCAGCATATCGGATAGGATATGGAAATCCATCTCACTCTGCATCCCTGTGGCTAGTTCATTATAGATTTCTTTTTCCAGATTCACATCCACCTCATAGAAAACAGCACGATATCTTTTTCTTCTTTAAAGAAAAAATGAGCATTGCCAAACATACGATCTACACTCCAACGAGCATCGTCGCTTTTAGTAAAGGCATGATAACCACCCTCTCCACAGTGCTGTTTGCACCATTCGATCATATCATCTTGTTCGTGAAATCTATCTTTACCGAAACTGATTCTTCGAATTAACTCCATGTTCTGTGTTTCTCCGCCACCCATTCTGCACCATCATATTCTTGGATTAGCCATTCTATATCACCGGGAATTTCTACGATCTTGAGATTAGAATGAGGACCATTAGCCGCCATCCCCAGTTCTTTGACGACTTTAACTAGATAAGGATCATCGCGGGAGACATCTCTATCATACCAATCCGGATCAGTGATACCTACTAGTCGCTTGTATTCGGTTTGAGCCCTTTCACTCAAACCAAAGCCGCCATAGCAATCATTGATCACTATGAATCGAACACCAGTTTTTAGATCTTCTAAAAACTTTTGTGATTCGGTCATTTTTTACCTTTCTTTTTCTTTTTAATTTTTTCTATTGAATCTAATATATTTCCACTTTCGGCATCGGCAAAGTCGTACTCTAATCGAATTTCATCTAATTCATCTCTAAGATTTTTTTCAATGACTTCGCGCAAGGCCATCTCTACAAATTCGTTAAAAGTCATATCACGGTCGTGTGCCATCTTCATATAAGTCAGTAGTTCTTCGTCTGTAAAATCTACAGGAACGCTAACACGAGTATCGTAATCTTCACCCGATATAATAGCCCGTGCCTTTTCTAACCAATCTTCCTTAGTTTCTAAATCTACAAAGTCTGTATCGTCCCAGGCTTGATTTTTGTATTCTGGATTAAAACGATCTGCATAATCATTGTAATTGTCGATCCAGTCTGGATTAATAAGACGATACGCTCGATTATTTTTATAGTCACAGGCTTCGACCGAGTAGACATCTTGTGTCTCAGTATCAAAAGTAATGTTGAAACTCCAACCGCTCTGATCGCCGTTCCACGCACTTAGACTGTAGGGTTTTGGACCAAAACAGTCCCAAGTGTAATCACTGCCCTCAGTGATACGATACTCAACTACTTCCATAAATTCTTTCAGTGTGATCATTTTAATTCCTTGTAAGTTTATGCATTATAACATATTTTGAAAATTTTGTCAATCAGGCCTTTGGTCGAAATTCGCACCAAACCAATGCCGGGGTTTCGCTTTGTTTGAATGCGGCATTATATTGTCTGACTTTTTCCAAACAGGTAGATTGATTTGGAAAAGAGTCTACGATTGTGATATATCCGTTCATAAACATTACAAATGCCCAACTCATTTTATTTTCTCTCCATTTTCTTTTACCAGTTCGCACATCAAAATAAAATGATCGTAGGCTTTACGAACACTTTCGTGACTCATAAGTTTCTCTGCTTCGGACATCATTGCTTTGACTGCTTCTTCTGCGGCTTCTCTGGCACTAGGCCACTCTAGTTGTTTGGCATCATCACCGAATACTTCTACCAGACGATCCCAAGCGGCTTTCTGTTCAACGGTTAAAGGAGTTTGACGCATTTTTGAATTACGTCTAAGTTCTGTGGCTTCCATAATACGTTTGCTGATAGCCTCTTCGGCAACACGCCCTGCAGCGATCATAGAAGCATAAGCAGGATCAATATTGAATCTACGGCTGCTACCGCCCGGGTAACACATGACAAGATGCGTACCTTTTGGAAAACTATCTAACAATTCGTTATCATACTCGCACACAGGTACATACCTGCGTCCTTTCTTTTCGAAGTAAATTTTTTTCATATTTCAACAATCTTATTTGGATCCCAACCTGTGTCTTCGTACCCATCATAACCCCGCGGGTTACACACGACACGACAACTACCAATCATGTAATCAAATGGAAAATGTGTATGACCATGTGTCCATAATTTTATCTGTGGATTATCTAACATTATGTCTGATAGATCGCTATGATAAGCGCCATTCATGATATACTCATTTGCATAAGAAGAGTGTACACTGGCAAAACTAGGACTATGATGTCCAACCACTACCATTTTTTTATCGTGATATTCTTTGGCCATTAATTTTATATACTCAACAGTTAACTTATGGCGCTCACAAGTATCTGCAGGTTTTAGTTTCCGAAATCCGGCATAATCGTTTACAGTAGCGCGATAGTCATTCATTCTATCTCGGACAGCATGGAGAGTTAACGGATCATACTTATTCATATCGGTCCATAGAGTTCCTCCAACAAATACTATATCGTCGATGACTTTAGTATCACGCTCTAAGAAGTAGATATTTTCGTGTACCGAACAGGCTGATCGTAGTTCATCAATTCCCCCAAAGAATTTTCCACTATCGTAGAACTCGTGATTGCCTGCTACATAGATCACGTGCGGGAACTGGAAAGAACAACGCTTCAAAAAATCTCGAAAACGGATACCATATGCACTTTCGGGTTTATTAACTTTACTAGCGACCATGATATCTCCGCTGAGTATCAACAGATCGGCATCATTTTCATTTTTAATGACAATGTCTTCAAACTCTAGATGTAGATCGGATACAATTTGGATTTTCATAATAAAACTTTCTGAAATATACGCATATTATAACACCAAGTTCGTATTTTGTCAAGAAGAACTTAAATACAAATGTAAATCTTGGAGCGAAATCATGAATGAAATCTTCAAATTGATCGGCGATTTGGGCTTTCCAATCGCGGTCGCACTGGCTGGCGGATATTTTGTATACTTAACTATTAGACTGCTTTTGCAAGGAGTCTTGGGAAGTATTAATGGCATGAAAGGTATTATCATAGCTTTGGATAATCGAGTTAAAACTATGAATCATGATGTAGTTAGGATTGACACTATAGTTTCAAATGCTCTAGGACTCAAGCCAGATGTAGACAGAATAGCCCGTGCTGATGGAAAAAATGATGCGAGAAGAGATTAATGAAACATTTTGACTATGACTGGGATCTTTATCCTGATAGAATAATTCTAGATAACGAATTAAACACAGATAAATTAGGCTGGAAAGGCGGTGATTATTTCAAATTTATAAATGTTAATGGACGACAGATGCTAGTAAAGGTCAGTGATATTGAAAAATTTATTATCAAAGGAGCGACAGAAAATGAGCAAGTTAAGTGAGTGGTATGACAGTCTGCCTGAGCAAACAAAGACATACCTAAAAAATCAACCTTTATACAAAGAAAAAGATTTGTACAAATCATTAGCGATAGGAGCGGTCGTTGGATTTGTCGTTGGTTTCATTCTAGGTTACCAAGCAGCATGGAAACCGTTGATAACGACATTTAGACCTTTAATAGGTTAATGTTATTTGAATCATTTTTAGTTTTTTATTTGTTAGAAATTCTAGTTTTAGTATCTGTAGCAATTTGGTATTATTACGAACCAAAGAAACCAGAAAAGAAAATCTGGGATCCTTGGGGAATGTGGAAAAATTAAATGATAGAACCAGAATTAGCAGCGTATTTTATTTCTATATTATCCATGGCGGTAGCTCTTTTTGCTTGGATAGAACTGCATGAGGCCAGAGAACATGGCAAAAAATGGATGCAGTTAACCAAAGAATTGCATGAAAGAATAGAAACATTAGAGCAACGAAAACGATAAGGAGACGACAATGGATGTAGTAGAACTCATTAACAAATATGGTTTTCCTATAGTCATGGCTGTGGGAATGGGATGGATCATCAAATATGTCTGGGAGTGGTGTACCAAAGAAGTCAAACCAGTGATAGGAGAAGCCAACACCACTCTTGTTGCGCTTATTGATCGTATTCGTATGTTAGACAACGATCTTATCCGCTTAAATCAGAAAGTTAATACTGTTTTACATCTTCGTGGAAAGATCATTGAAAGCGATCGGGTCATGGAACAGGTAAAAGTAGAGAGGGAAGCCAATGAAAAGTTTGACAAAGCGGCCCGTATGGACGATAAAGATATTAAACCTTTTGCCCGTAAAGACGATATAGACGACCAACAAAAAGAAGATAAAAAAACAGCCGCTTCGGGAGAAGGTTAATTTTTAATTTGTGCTATGAATTCTGCTTCTGGAATTCGTGTATGAGTATTCTTTGAACCTAAAACGACTACGATTCTCCGTCCGATATCTGTATCTAGCATCATAACAATACATCCACCGGAAGCACGTATCCAGCCTGTTTTACTGATAACGAATTCATGACGTCTACCTATAATAGGATTTGTGTTTTTAAATATCAACCATCGTTTCTTTAGTTGTATTTTTACCTCAGACATTTTACTGGCAGTTACTAGTTCCGGATAATGTGCCGCAGCCTGTACAATTTTAATCAGTTCCTCAGCAGTGCTGACATTACCTGCTCCTAATCCAGTGGCGTCTACGAATTTAGTGTTGGTCAATCCTAAAGCCTGCGCCTTAACATTCATAGCATAAACACAGTTAGCATAACCTCCCGGATAATGTCTGCACAGATTATCTGCGGCAGTATTGTCTGATCTTACCATAGACAATTGTATCAGTTCTCTACGAGTGTAGGGTTTTAAAAATTGATCTAATTCTTGCTGGGCATCTAGCACCACCATTGCTGAAACAATCTTGGTGATACTTGCTATACTGCGGATTTCTTTTACATTCTCTGCCGCGATAATTTTGCCTTCTGCATCGGCAACTAACCATGATTGAGCGGTAATAGTATTTGCGGATACAAATGGGCTCAGCATCGTTAGAACGATGATAAAAAATAACTTGTTGATCATCTGCAGATTTTAAAAGATTTTATTCCATTAAGACTAAACTGCTTAAGGAAATTTTCCATTTCGTCGTTGATGCTGATAAATTTAGCAGGACTCATAAATTTGTATTGTAGCATCATCCACACTGAATAGTCAATCCACCAATCTATAGGAGTATACATTATTTTTCGTGGGCTATGAATTCGCCATTCCAATTATCTGGAAGGTCCTGCTGTTTCATAAAATCACAACGTTCTATCCAAATCTTATAGTACTTGTCCATCTGTCCTCCAAAAAGTCCTTTCATAGTTTTACACATTGCCGCTGCTTCATCGAACTTTTTGGCTTTGTATAAGGCATGCATTTTTTCATGTTGTGCTTTATCTTTAGTCCAATCTGATCCTTTTGGACGCAATGCGGTATAGATCAAATCAGCGACTGACTTTCCTTTAGGCTGTAGATTGTCTAGCATTAGGTAGAAGAAATCATCTTTTGTTCTATTATATGTTTCTGCTCCTACGATGTTAAGAACACCATAGGCCTTACAACGGGCTTCTAGACGAGCCGCAGTGGAAACCATATCGCCCAGGATATCGTAGCTGTGTCTGTCAGTTGAACCCATCTCACCGATGAATCCAATACCACTGTTAACACCCCAACCCATGGCCGCGGGCGGCAATCCCTGTGCTTCCATTTCTTTGGTATATGCGTCTACAGCATCTAACATTTCAAGGCCAACACGGATCATGGTCTTTGCATGATCCGGGTCATCGATTGGAGCACCGTGTATGTGCATACTAGCATCACCTACATACTTGATAACCATACCTTTGTTGTCTAAGATTGGCTTAGAGATAGCATCCATATAACCATTCATATACTTGGCTAGTCCTGCTACGTCATCGCCGTAGTGTTCACCGATAGGAGTAAAGCCACGCAGATCACTGAACATAACTGATACATCTTTACGCACACCACGCTTGATAAGTTCTGGATCTTTCTGTAACATCTCTACAACTTCTTTAGAACAATAGCCAGCAAACTGTTTCTTTATGGCCTGCTTCTGTAAGAACTCGCTTATGAACTTAATGCCATAAGCGTGAAGCATGACAATAACAAGCCCAGCAACCAACGCAGTGCCGTCAAAGAGCCAAAGATTAGATGAATACAAGTATTGAGAAACAGGAATGATGCTGCCAATAATAACAATACCGCTGATAATTCCAACATAGGTCCACCTCGTTAAAAATAATAATATGATGCCGGCCGCTATTAAAGATATAATTTCAGCACCATCTGCCCAGTCAGGTCTCTCTATGACCACATTGTTAAACATCGTACCTAACACTGCTGCCTGCACATCCTGTGGCCATACTGATCCCATAGCAGTAGGTACGGGATTTCCTAGGCCTGCGGCTGCTACTCCCACTATGACCACAGCACCACCAAAGTCTTTGGGCAGATCTGTCATAGATACAGATTTATTTTTCTGGCTCCAATCGATCCATACACGGCCTAATTGATCTGTGGTGATAGGTCCAAACTTGGGTATGCGCATCTTCTCAACACCGCCCTCAAATAGTTTTATCTGTGTAGTGCTATCTCCTGCTGCTACCCTCAATGCTTCCATGGCTAGGCTTGGATATACTTTGCCATCTACTGATATCAGCAAAGGTATTCTACGGACCACACCGTCGACTTCTTCTAAAGTGCTGACTATGCCAACTCCCTTGGCACGTTTTTCTAGGTCTGGAATATTAGCGATGATGCCAGGATATTGTACGATCATATTCTGGAAGTCAGGCCCCATCACAGCAGTACCGGGCTGTCTAGGAGTATTCTTCATACGGTCTGCGGGCATATTAGGCAATACCACAGCAAACTCATTTAGTGTCGCTGCCAGTGCGCCATCTCCACCCTGGCGATCTGGTTCAGGCATTAATACATTGAATACAACTAGACCAGCACCTCTTTGGTATAGATCTTCTATCAACTTTGCGTAGATTTCTCTGTTAAACGGCCATTGGCCATATTTGTCTAGAGCACTTTCGTCTATGTTTACAGTGACGATATTATTTTCTGTAGGTGCTCGGTTCGTGATCAGTGTGTCAAAATATCTTAACCTTACACTTTCTATGAAGACAGGATCGGCTATTCTTATACTTGTAATAAGTGCCAATGTGATTAGAGCAGTCCACGGACTGACTAGTATACGTTTTAGAGTTTTATTAAGCATCTAGTATTTAACTAGATACTGGTCCCTAAAATGAACTGAGAATCCTTGCCTACGCCTACTATACAAGCGACTTCTGCTGTAAATTGTAGTATAGTCCAGGTGTTGGTTTTTTGATTCACGAACAGTCCGAATTTACTAAGATCTTGGGCATCGTTTGATAGCCACACTAAACGTTCTCCCCATCTTTCTCCCAAGGCTTCTATGATCTTTTTACTGTCATCACAGATCACAGGTTTATTGGTTTGAAATGCTTGGGCGTTGGCTACGGTGCTGGTTAAGCATAATAGGAACGCCACTATGTATTTTGCCATATGGCCTACTCCTTGTATTGTATTTATTGACCCTGTGTGACTGTGATAGCCGCACAACTGATCTGTGCGCAGTTGTGTGTGATAGAATAAAATTGTTGTGTTGACCCGCTCTGTGTTGCTGTCAAAGATGTAGCCCCGCCACTGAGCGTGATGTTAGACATATGCATGGCAGATCCGCTCTGTGTGAGATTTACTGTTTTATTACCTCCAGAAAGAGTTATTTCTGCGTAGTGACTTCCAGAACCAGATTGGTTCACAGTTAGAGAATTATTACTGTCATTTACCGTGGCCAATATTCCTTTTAGACCCCCTTCACTTTGTTGCGTGAGATTGATTGTGTTGGTGCTGCCTACTACTGTGAGTTCAATATAATTAGTGGCAGACGGATCTGTGCTGGTTTGAGTGGTGTTGGTGATATTGTTACTACCAGTGACGTGGATTTCACTGTAGTTATTAGGTGTTCCGCTTTGTGTCACAGTGGCAGAATTGTTATTGCCGATCTGTGTGATGCTGACAACGGTGTCGCTGAATGGTCTTGCTTGGAAATTTATAACTCTATTTTCAAACTGAGTATTCGCGCTAAAGGCCGCAGAACTACCACCGCAGCAAAGATCTAATCCTTGTATGCTGCTGCCACTGACATTGACTATGTTTGAGTCGCTGTAACTCAGTCCTGTAACATCTACATCTATAGTGCCGAGTGTGCCGGTGGTAAAAGCACTGTTAGGGATCTGCTGTATGCCGTTGCCGTAATCCCAATAGAGTCGGTGCCCCACTCCTCCCACCACGTTCCAATACCAGGATTCTAGGCTATAGGTCTGGCCTGCTACTAGATCGATCCAACCACTGTTGGTATAACCCGTCAGTGATTGCCAGGTGTTGGTAGAGTTTTGATTGATCACCGTGGTTCCATTGACTATCATCTTGAAGCCATCGTCGGTGTTGTTGTAAAAATACAGTCTGTACACAGTACCAGCAGGTCTGGTATCGGTGGTAGGAACTGTGATGGTTCCTCTGTATCTGATCACTGTGCCGTCGTTGTAGCTTATCCAACCACCGTCGTTGTTGGGCAATCTAGCATTGGTCTGTAGATACTGTCCTCCGGTGGTGATTCCAGAGTTCACGGGATTGCCGTAGTCGGATCTGTTGGTCGAAGGTGTACGATAACTGAAAGGTATCTGTACGCATCCTAGCCATCCGCAACTGTAATTGTGATAGTCATAGCGCCAAACTTCAAACTGTAGGCCAGGCTGAACATTCTGGGTTGAAGTAGTCTGTGCGCCTGCTGATTCTAAAGTAGTGGCGCTGCCGTCGGCTGGAGTGACCTTGTAAACAGGTTTGGTATATGTGGTTAACACACCGTTTTCTATCTTGTTAGTGACCACATTACTCAATACCTTGGTCTGATACAGTGCTTCTGTACCATTGGTTACGGTAGTGGTGTTATCGCTGTAAGCAGTAGTAGTCACAGGAGTACGGTAAACATAGGTAGTATTGCCTGTGGTCGATGTTCTCGTGGTGTAGGTCACTGTGGTACTGACCACTGTTGGCGGAGTAGTTGTACCGCCACTGGATGGAGTAATCGTCCCGGCTGCGGCCTGTGTGGCGTTATCGCTGGTCAGTGTTCCACTGTAACCTCCTGATGTGCCGCTGAGCGTTCCTCCATTAAGGTCTTCACCGCCTCCCCACATATT